GGCGGCAGCGGACGGAGCCGCATGGCGGGTAAGCGACGAAAGCCCATACCGTTCGCTCCGCCTCGCGTCCGTCCCTTGAGGACTCGGACATGGCACTCCAGCGCACGCAGTTCTTCTGGCGGCTGACCGGCGGCGAGACGAAGGTCACGGGAGGGGCGACCATCTACTACCCCATCAACCGCTCCCTGACCCGCACGCTGAACGACGGAACGGGCATCGGGGCCGCGCAGAAGGTTGTCACCATCATCGACAGCACGACCAGCGCGTATTCGGTAGTTACCGGAAGCGTCTCCGACATCAACCTGACCAGCCTGACCGGACCCTTCGGCACGGTGAATATGACGGCGGTGAAGGGCATCCTGCTGGTCAACAAGGCGGCGGCGACCAACACGACCCATACTATCACCATGTTCGGGGCTACCGCATCAGCGTTCGTCGGTCCGCTGGGCGGGAGCAACCAGACGCTCGTTGTCCAACCAGGGGCGGCGGTTCTTCTGCTCAATGACCAGGCGGGCGGGTGGACGACCAGTTCGCAGAACAACCTGCGCCTGCGGGGCGGCGCGGGGACGAACTCGGTGTCCTACGACCTGCATATCATCGGCCTCGGCTCGTAACCGGAGGCGGTCGTGGCGACGTACGCGCAATCCAGGAATCCCACCCGCACCGATGACTACGCCGCAGGCGTCAATCCCGGCGACCTGTGGACGAACACGGCGACGGGAGCGCAGTACGTCTGCATCGCCAACGGACGGGGCAACGCCGTGTTTCAGCGCGTGGCGGGAAGTACGACGGTCGAGGCTCCGCTGGTGTCGGGGAACGTGGCGACGGACGCAGCCGTTGCGACTACATTCACGGTGAATCTGACGGGCAACGCGACGCTGCTGGCCCCGTCCAATCCGTCTCCCGGCCGCGCTCTGGTGTGGGTGATCCGGCAGGGGTCCGGCGGACCGTACACGCTGACGTTGGCTACCGGCGCTGGCGGGTTCAGGGCGGGGGTGAACATCCCCTTGCCGCTATCGCTGTCCACGGGTGTCGGGGACGTGGATTACCTCGCTGCGAAGTACGACGCCATCGACGGATACTGGGACGTGGTGGCGTTTATGAAAGGGTACTGATATGGCGTTTCAGTCGGCATCCATGACATTCGGGTTTACCGGGCTGGAAACGAAGTCCTACGGCGGGGTTTCGATTTCGTGGCGACCCTCCATCGTCCAGACGTTTCGCTGGGGCTTCGGCAACACCGGGACGATGGCCGACACGCTCGCGGTGATCGAGAAGATAGATGTGGGGTCCGGTACGCAGGTCTCCTTCCGTGCAGACTCGGTACAGCCCTTGAACCCAGGCTACCCCATAACGGCGGTGAAGATATACGCTTTTCTTCTGGAAAATACCGGGGTGGTTCAGTTGTACACCTTCGGCGCGGGTTTCACGGAATCGATTTTTCACACTACGTCCGCGGTTCCCGTAGGCGGTTTGGTGCAGGCGTATAACCCAGTCGGATGGGATATAGACGGTTTTTCAACGATCCAGTTTGAAGGGGAAGGCAACGCGCATGTGTCCTTCCGGCTCTGGTGGGTCGGACGATGATTCGGGCACGGGCGATTTCGTCTCGTCAGTCGGTCAGGGTCATGCGAGAGGTGGCTGACTACTACGACTTCCGCGTTTACGGCCTGGGAAGGACCAGAGCCGAACGGGGATGGGTCGTCAGCGAATCCCCCCTGCGCGTCGAGATAAACGGCGCGGTGGCGGAGATTCCCGGCGTCGATGGACCCCGACCCGTCGGAATCGTGTTTCAGCGGGAAGGAGATGGCTGGCGGTTGTACGGAGTTCGATATCGGGACACCTACTGTCGTGCCAAGTTGTTGTGCTGGGCCGTGGATCAGCACAAGGTTCTTTCGGGTCAGTAAATGGACTTGCGGAACATCATCATCCGCGAGGCTGAAAGGCAGGGTGTCTCGCTATGGGACTTGGCGAAGCGGGCTACGGCATCCCACCGGACGACCGTTTTCCGTTACCTCAAAGGCGAAACAGACGCGCGCTCGCGCGTGGTCGAGGAACTGTTGACGGTGCTGGGCCTGCGGATTGAATCATCGAGTCGGAAATCAGGCGGGGAAACCCCCCGCCATAAGTAGGGCCTTTCGTTGGTCTGGTCGGCCAGGTAGTATTTACGCTGCGTAGAAACGAGGTGTCTATGCCCATCCGTGAAATGCTTTCGTCCCTGTTCGGTCTTCCGGTGGTTCGCGTCCGCGAGGCTTCGCGGCTGGACGAATCCGACGACTCGCCGGAGTTCATCGCGCGCGAGGTCGCGTCCGCGACGCTCGACCGGCATAACGACACCGCGAAGTCGGTCGCCGTGCTCGAAGGCGACGCCTACGCCGTGGTCGGCGACCGTATCGCTGTCCTCATCGAGCCGGACGGGAACATGGTCGCCCAGCGCATCCCCCGTTTCGGTGGCGACTCCGGTTCCGCGCGGGTCGTGTCGGAAGCGTTCACGCGAGATGACGCTTACAGCATCGCTTCCGAGTTGGGCAGCATGGCCTCGTTGCGCCGTCCGGTCCGTGTCCAGGTCGTATCCCTTCTGGCGGACTACTTCTCCTATGCCAGCCTGCCCGGATTCGACCGAAACCAGTTCTTTCGGGACGCGGGTGTTACGCCGTCCCAAGTGGACCGCGCTTCTCACGACGAGGAAGCGGCTGAGGAAGCGGCTGAGGAAGCGGCCGAAATCTACCGGATGGAGCGCGTCATCCTCGAAACCTGCGACCCGGCGAAGATTCCGCAGGATGCCGCTCAGGAGTTCGACGACGCGAAGGCCGCTACCGACGTGGACGGCGCGCTTGCGGCGTTCGCCCGCATCGTGACCGAGGCGGGAAGCATCACCGAAGCGGCGGCCAAGCGGTTTCTCAACCGCAGCCAGCGGAAGATGCTGGCACGGAACCGCTCTCGGCGCACGGGGGCTGAGCGGGTTCGGGCGCGGGAGCGCAAGCGAAACCGGATTCAACTCAACCGGCAGGCCCGCATCTACTACCGGAAGCATCGGAATCTCATCAAACGTCGCCGTCGTCGCTATGCCGCGATGGAGGGGGCGCTGGACTCCATCACCGGCCCCTTGGAGTTCACTCAGGCCCTCTCCGCTTTGCTGGAAGCGGCGCGAATCCCCTACGCCTCGGTCGCCGAGGGAGAGACGGGGGAAGTGCTGGTCCCGGAGCGGGTTTCGGACACGCTGCTGGAAAACCTCGATGGAACCGCGACGTGGGCCGACGTGCTGCTGGAGTTCGAGAAGCGGTATGACGAAGACGACTACCGTGGCGCGCAGGCGGGGGCGGTTCAGGCGGCTGCCAAAACGGGCAAGCCGCATTTCCTGTACGTCACCGTGGACTCGATGGGCCGTGAATCGTTCTACGCAAGCGACGAAGACCCCAATACGTTTTCGGCTGGAGGGGAAACGGTCTATCCCATCGCCAAGTTCCTGCCTGACGGTCTTTCCGTGTCCTTCAAGCGGGTCGGAAACAAGTGGGTCGAGTTCAGTGACGGGTCGAACCAGGCGCGGCGGTTGGCCGCAAGCGTCGGCTTGGAGGAGCAGTACGACGACGATGACGACAGCGACGACGAGGACAGTGAGGACTACGAAGGGGATGATGACGCAGAAGAAGACGACGAGGAGGATGAACAGGACGAGGCGTTGATCGAGAAGGTCGCGCAGATGTACGACGACGGCGTGGATGAGGACGAGATCGCTGAGGTAGTGCGTCGTGCTTACCACGCGGCAGGTTTTGTGTCCGGTAATAATCGTGGGTCCGCAACCCGGCGTAATGTCGTGTCGCTGACGGAGGTGTCCGCCCCGAAGTTCACGAAGGTCCACTTCACGGCGGTCGCCAAGATCATCGCCGACCTCGACCTGCCAATCGAAAAGAAACTCGCGGTCGCCTATGCGTTCGCGGACTACTTCGAGTCCCAGTCTTCGCTGTTCAAGCGCGATCTGTTCGTCAATGCCGTCCGAACCGGCAGCAAGCCTCGCAAGGATGATCCCCCGACGGACGAGTCCGCCGAGGTGGAGGAGGCGAAGAAAGCCGCCCGGCGCAGGCGCGCTGTGATCGACTACTGGCGCACCACGGACGGCGGGCACAGGGTCGGGTTCAAGGGTCGTCCGCCCAGGGGCATCCCTACGGCGGGTAATCCGATTGTGCTGGACCTGCTCAACAAAGGCGGTCGGGCCAAGGGAAAGAGGCGGCGTCGGGACGAGGCGCTCGGTACGCGATTCGACGATGAGGGCGGCGCGGGCAGCGGGCCTATCGGCGAAGCCCGCCGGACCAAGAATCCCGCCGAGATGTCGAGCGATGAAGTGGACAGCGATACTCGGATGCCGATGAGTGGTCGTGAGATCATCGACACACTGGATTGGGTACGGACCCGCAGGGCACTGAAGGGGTTTCCCGACACAGTGCATGCGCTGTTCGTAGCGAACGCGATGCGGCTGAAGAGACCGTATAGCAAGAAAGCCGCCGCCGAATACGGGCTTACCCAAACGCGGGCTGAGTGGGACAAGCAGCAGCACGAGCCTACCGACGAAGCCAAGCGCATCCCGCACGGCATGGTTCCGTGCAGCGTGAAGACCCACCACTCCGCGTGGCTGGTGACATTCGGCAACGGTAAGGACTTGTTGCTACCGTCCGACTTCGACCAAGCGGCCTTCGCTGCCAACGCGCTGGGCGGCCTGAAGGCTCCGCGTGACTGGGATGGCACGCCAAGCACCCTCCCCGGCTTTGACGACTTCGACCCCGGAGACATCTACGCCTGCCCGGACGAATATCAGGGCATGGCCGAGTCGTCAGGTGGTGTGGTAGTGACCTCCGGTATGAAGGTCCGCGAGGCACAGGACGAAACCGGATGCGCCGAGGATGAGCAATACATCCACGGTCGGGACATCTGGACCCCCGACTACGAGAACTGGTACATCGGCGACGAGAAGATTCACGAAGGCCCGGCCAGCGGCATCCGTGACGTGATGGAGAAGCACCTGGCTGACGCCGCCGACAAGGACTTCCACGTTTTCCTGCGCTTCGAGGACGGGACGCACCAGTTGCTCTACGACTTCATCGACGATTCCGTGCAGAACGGAAACGGCAAGCGGCAGGACAACGACGAGGAGGATGACGATGCCCGCGCGTCGAACATCGCGCGCCTACGGCGAGAACGCCCGTGGCTCGCCCACCTTTCCGACGCCGACCTGCTGGCGGTCGAGTGCGTTCGGTTTCCGAAGGACCGTTTGACGGAGTTCAACGAGGTCGCCAAGCGCGCCGGAGCGGACGCCGAACAGACCTACGCGACGGTGGAAGGCGACGAAATGGTGGTCGCGTTGCCGAGGCCGGTCCTGAGAAAAGTCCGCGCGTTCTTCAACGGAAACGGGGTCGTGTACGGATGAACGCTGCGTAAATGGGGTGGACGTTCTCCCCTCGCTGCGGTTATCATGTTCCGGTAGTCGAAACAGGAGTCAAACATGCCCATCGTGATTGAGCACGTCAGCGACGACATTGAGCAGGCCGATGTCGATTCCCTTTACACGCCGGACGGGAACCTGACCGTCGAAGGTCAACTCATCGAGGACTTCCTGAACTGGGTGGACTGGTCGCCCATCTTCGAGGATGCCTACTTCGACGCCATCAAGTACCGCACGACTGTTCCTGCCGACGCCATCGACGAGGACGGCGAACCGGCGTTCTGGTCCCTGGACGAGAACGACGACGGCGACGGGCTGGTTACGATTGAGAGCATCGTCGGCGAGGACTTGGGCGACTACATCGACGAGGACGACCTGTTCGAGTCGTTCTGCTACTACATCGAGAACCTGCCGGAGGACACGCTGGAAGAAAAGACCCGCAAGGCGGTCGGCCTTGCGATGGTCGGTCTGGAAGAGTCGAAGCGGTTCGGCCCCCGCGCAGTCAAAGAAATCATCGGTGGCGTCACCAAGGTCCGGCCCGCGTCGGCCGGGCCGTACCCCGGCAAGTTCAAGAACCTGCTGCGCAGGAAGAATCAAGCACCGCTCGCCAAGCGGCAGTTGAAGGCGATGTATTACAAGGGCGTGTACGACTACCGGACCAGGAAAGACGGTAACAAGCGCGTTGCGGTCGTCACCTACAAGTCGAGCGGCGTTCCGGCGGCGGTGAAGAAGTACAACAAGGTGAAAGCGATGATGCGGCAGAGTTCCAGCCTGCGGACGGCCCGGAAACTCGCTGGGAAGGACGCGAGCGGGGAGACCAAGGCCAAGGCTGTCGCCGGAAAGGCTACACCGAAGGTCAAGGCTGTCGCCGGAAAGGCTACACCGAAGGTCAAGAAAACGGCGGTGAAGCCGGTCAAGAAGGTTGCGAAGAAGGGCAAGTCGGTTCGACTGGCCGCGAGCGTCGGCGGTGAGGGCGGCGCGTACGCGCCTTCGGCTGGCCTGACGGAAGGCGCGTCGCTGGTGGCGGGTGTGTTCGCCCACCGCGCGAGCCAGACCGTGAATCTCCGCATCGACGAGAATCAGTAGTATGCGAGGCAGTTCATGCCAGACGGTCCCGACATACGCCCCGTCGAGGGTCTGACAGAATCCGCCGAGCAAGCCCTGCGAACATCCTCAATCTCCTCGGGATTAGCCGCCGTAGCCGCCAGAGCGAAAACCGCTCGGCCTGCGGCGGCTGTTCTTTCCGCCCGCCCGCAGCATCCCCCGTCCCGACCGCGCACGCTGGCGGATTTCGTCCGTGAGGTTTCAGACGGCTCGGACGATATCCTGGACGGCAGCACGCGCCCCGTTCCGGTGCGCTTCGGCGATTCCGGTACGGCGGGCCGTCCGTCGTCCGGTGCGGGCATGGCGGCTGCTGCGCTGCGCAGGTTGCGGACATAGAAACGGGAACGAGGATGCCTCTTCTGGCGGTCGTTGTCGGAAACGTCGATGCCGAAGCGATGGCTCGTCGGCATGGATGCGAGGTCGGGAAGCCCGGCTACCTGAAATATGTTCTCGAATCGAATACCATCGTCGCCGTGCGCGATCTGAAGGACGTGGTGAAGGTCGCGGACGAAGCAAGGCGTTGTGGATTCACGTTGGGCGTGTTCGGGGCTGGTACGTTCCTTCAGGAGCAACTACGTTCGTTCTTCGCAACCCCGGCCGGTCCGGGCGAACGTCGAAAGAACAGGACTCTGCCGTCGGGGTCTGCGGCCCGCCGCAGACCTGATGACCGGGCGGATAATCGACATGAGGCTCACGGTTCCCCAGCCAGTCCGAATCGTCGCTTCCGGCGCGGTCGCTCTCCATTCGACCAGCCCGCTCCCCGGCACGGTCGGGGTTAGCCTCGCCCGTCGGCTGGAGCGCGGGTCCATCGGCCTCGCCCAACTGGTTCGCGGGGCCGAGTACGTCGCCTGCCGGTTCCGGCGTGTGCAGGAAGCCCGAAACCTTCTCTACACGCCGGAAACGTCGGCTCTGCTTCGGTCGTGGGCGATGCACGGCGGGGACGCTGGCGCGGACTGGTTCCTGCGGGAGCGGAAAGCCGCGTCCGACGCCGGGGTGCTTCCCCCTGCCCCCCTGCTTTCCGTGTTCACGCTTCAACCGGAGGACATCTACAAGCGGTTCAATCTCGGCGCGTGGAGGTTCGAGTATGGCCTGACTCCAGCCAAAGCGGCGCGTTTCGTCGAGGATTATGCGGAGGCGACAGGGAGGCAACTCGACTACCGCCGCGCTTTCGGGGACGCCGCTCCGGCCGTCATCAACGCCGTCTATCGCAGGACGGTCGGGATGTCGCCCATTCAGGCGGCCTATCACGCCATGCTGAGGCGGGGGTACGGTCAAGGGATGGACAGCGCGCTGCGAAACGGCTGGAGGACTCAGGAGGACGGGCTGGGGGACTTCCGCTGGCCCGACGTGGTAGCGTACTTCGCCGTCGCGTCGGAACAGCCGGGTTTTCTCAACGACCTGCACCAGCGCATGCCGCCGATTCCCGACGACGGGGATGGGGTCGGCCGCACGTCCCGCTGGCCCGCGCCCGTCCGTGCGATCCTTTCGAGATTCCACCCGTCCGGCGCGCTGTATGACCGCTACGCGAGCGTCGCTCCGCCCGTGATGGCCCTGCTGCGGAAGGTCGTGGATGGCGAGCGTGTTTCGTGGGCCGAGGCGGACGCGGTTCTCGCCCGCATCGCCGCGTATCAGCGGGAGAAGACCGTGGACGCAGGATTCGGGTCTTATCGCATCCTCGCCGAGTTCGTAGCCGCCGGGGACTGGTTTTCGCTCCATGCGTCCATCCCTCTCGATTCGGAGATGCGGGTCGCTTTCCTGCGGTTCGCGCAGTACCTCGACCGGATGATGCCATTTACGCAGCGTAAATAGGGTCGCGGGATTTACGCAGCGTAAATCCGTGTTGTAAGGCACCCAGCGCGTCGGGTATATTCACGTTGCCCGCACTACGGTTGCTGGGTGTCTTTACAGGAGTCAGTCATGCCGTTGCAAACCGCACAGGTCGATGCGTTTCCGTTGACCGCTTCTCCCGCTCCGGTCTTCGAGATTCGGAGAAACGAGAAGGTCGATTTCGTCTTCGAGAATCCGTCCGAGACGGACTTCACCGTTACGGTGCAGTTCGGGACCAACTCGACTACGTTCTCGAACAGCACGTCGGCGAACGGGACGGCTGTTGTCAATCAGACAGTCGTTGCCAAAGGTCGGTACAACGTGACGCTTGTGCCGATGAAAGACCAGACGCACATCAAAATCGTCGTCTCGTCCGGCGGCTATGGGCGTTTCACGGTGCGACCCGGCAGCGCGTTGATTCCGCTGAAGTTCTAAGCGTCCCCGCAGTCGGCAGGAGGATGCCATGAATCGCGGAACTTACCGTGTTCTCACGCACTACTTCGCCATCGAGAAAATCCCGCAGCAGGCTGACGATACCTTCGCCATCATCAAGCGGGACGGGTTCACCAACCACGTCGGGATTCTGTACGGGGCGGTGTTCAACGACGGGTCCGGTGCGTTCACGTTCTCAGTGCAGGAATCAAGCGATAATGGCAATGCCGACCCCTACGCGAACGTGACCATCCGAAGCGGAGGGGCTGGCGTTTCCTCGGTTGCCGTGGTCGGCGGCGGTATCGTCGAGTTCGTCGTCGAGTGGGTGGCGTTGTTCCAAACGTCGAACTACCTGCGATTCCGTGCCGTGCCCGCGAGCGGAGCGGGCGGGCCGAAGGGGGTTCTGGCCTTGTCCCACGCCGTCGGCGCGGTGGAGTTCAGAACCGTGTTGGGGAACCCATGAGGATCGACGAAGCCATCACGCCGGGACTCATCAAGGCCGTTTCCCGAAACGGCCTGCGCCGTCTTTGCGATTGCGGGTTTCCGCTTCCGAAGTATCCCGGACGCTACCCGAAGTCCTGCCCCGTCTGCGGTGAGCCTTTCGAGCCGCACGACCGCCCTCCGCCAGAAACCGACGACACGGAGCCTAACGTCGAGGAACCTGACGCCGCGCCCGTCGGCGAGTCGTTCGACGAGGCGGCGCGTAGCCGGTTCGGAAAGCCGCTGGACAAGGACAAGAGGCGGAAGTTCATCGCCGTCGCCAGTCGGCTCGGTCTGGATGGCAACGGAAGGTTCGAGACGGTCGGGCATGTGATGGCAAGTCTCAACTCCGCCCTGAAGGAAATCGGTTTCTACCCCGACCTGACGCTGTACGCGAGCACGGCGAACAAGGAGGAGGCGGTCCTGAGCGTTCCGATTCGGTCGGACGAGGAGCCTGAGACGGACTGGAAATCGGACGTGCGGCTGTCCTGGGCCAAGTTGGGCGACAAGTACGAGGCGGTCGCCTACCTGACATGACAACACGACGGAACAATCCTCCCCTGCCTGCCGTGCTGCCGGGCCGGTTCTTCGTGCTGGAATACGAGCCGGAGTCCGAGTGCTACTACCTGACGGTCGATGACGACGACCGTTCAAGTTTTCGGCTGGGGCATGACGTGCAGGCCGTCATGGACCGGATGAGAGGGTGGGGGGTGTATCGGATCGGGTGCGAGGGACTGGACAAGGCCAAGGCGTTCGGGGTGGTGCAGGTCATACCGGAGGAGAATCGCGTCGTGCTCATCAATCCGCCGAACCCGACGCCTGCGTATGTTTTCGATGACGAGGAAAACGGCGATGACTGATGGACCCCAACTGCTGATGGAGGGTTATTGCCCTGACTTCGTGCCGGTTGTGTCCTACGTCCGGCAGGGAGACAAGGTGCTATTTTTCGACGGCAAGCCGTCGGACCTTCTCGAAGGCGTTTCGGGGGTTCAGGTTGTCGAGTCCATCGACCAACTCCAGTGTGAGGTGGATGAGCGGGACGAAAAGCGCGTCGTCGCCGGAACGTGGGTGGTCGAGGGGCCATTCCAGCGCAGCGACGTGAAGAACGCCAACGGGCGCATCTACTCACGGCGCATCTGGGAGAAACTGGTCGCCGACCCGAAATCGGAAGTCCAGAAGACCATCCGTGAGCGGGGGATGATCGGGCATCTGGAGCACCCCAAGGACGGGAGGACCGACTTGGGCGAGGGCGCGCTTCTGACTACAGCCCTGATGCTGAAACCCGATGGTGTCGTGTGGGGCCGCGCCGAAATCCTCGATACGCCGAAGGGGCGTATCCTCAAGGAATACACACAGAAGCGGGTCCGGTGGGGCGTGTCGAGCCGTGGCAACGGTTCGGTCGGGACCGACGGGCAGGTGAATGAGAAGGACTACACGCTCTCGACTTTCGACGCGGTGGCGGCCCCCAGTACGCCTGGGGCGTATCCGCGTCCGGGTCGGGACGTGCAGGACCAGACGGAATCCACGGTACGCCAGCGTGCGGAAGCGTCCGATGACGGACTTTCTGAGACGCTGCACACTACGGCGGAGCAGGCCGTTGCACTCTGCTACGAGATGGCGAACCGTCCGGTCAGCGGACTTTCGGAAAGCGAAAGGTCCGCCGAGATCGCGCGAATGATGCAGCAACTAGGCTACATCACCAGTCTTGCCAAGTCGGATGCCGTCGATGCGATGACGGCTTACGACGTGCAGACTGCGCTGTTGAACCGCCTGAACCGTCTGCATCAATCGTCGATTCGGCTGGACGAATCCGCCCGACCGGCGCGCCAGGAGGAGCAGGATGCACGGGAGACCGCGCTGCGGCGCATCACGGATGCGTGTGAAGCGCGCGTCGCCGAACTCTGCCGTGAGCGGGACGACCTCGCCGAGTCGCTTCGGGCGGCTACGGAGAAAGCGGACGAAATGCGCCGCCTTCTCCGTCTGGAGCGGGGCCGTCGCAAGAGGGCGGTCAGTGAAGCCCTCCGTGCGCAGCGTTCCATATCCGAATCGGTAGTCGCTGACCTTCGCAGACAAGTCCAGAATGTCCGCCGACTGCTGGCCGAAGCGACGGCCGAAAGGGGCCGTCAACTCCAGTCTCGCGCTCCGATGTACGAGGCTGAAGTCGAACCGGGACGCGCCGTGCCCGCCGTCCGTCCCGTCCTTCCTGCGGGCACGGTTGTTTCGGCGTCGTCCGTCGTGACCAAGGTAAAGCCGGTGTCGTCGCCTGCCAGTTCTGGGGCGGCTCTGGCGGCGGCTGCGGTCGCGGCGGTCAACAAACCTTCTGGACAGTAGCCGTGAAAACGGGTACTTTTACAGCGCGTAAAAGGAGTCAGTTATGAGCGACCTCGTGCTTGTCAATGACGGTGCTTACCAGTCCATGATGGAGACTGGCTTGCGTCTGGCCTCTCTACCCGAAAGCGAAGGGGGCTGGGCGGAATACTTCGATGAGGATGCGGGCCTCGGAATCAAGGACGATTTCACGCGGGCCTGCACCGCCATCCTTCTGGAGAACAACAAGCGGTGGCAGGCGAAACTCTGCCGGGGCCGGATTGTCGAGGGGCGCATCGTGGTCAACGAGGCGGTCCGGTCGGCCCTGCTCGGCGGGTACACCGACTACCTGCTGCCGATGGTCCGCGCCGCCTTCCCGACCAACGCCATCAATGACCTGGTGGCCGTGCAGCCGACCCTCAAACGGGTCGCAACCTGCATGTATTGGAACTACTCCTACGGGACGACGAAGGGCAGCATCTCCGCTGGCCAGCGGATTTTCGACGCGACCAGCGGCGTCCAGTTCCCTGCGTCGCAGACCAATCAGTTCCCCCGCCACTACTCCGGCGAGTACGTCGATGGCGAGACGACCGGCACGGTGTCCAGCAGCGGCACGAACACCAACGATGTCATGTCCGGTACGCTCGCGTGGGTCGGCGGTGGCGTCCGGCCCGGATCGGTTCGCCTGACATGGGCCGGAACCGGGACTGTAACCATCACGGCGGTCGATAACGGCAACGGCTCGTTCGTCGTTTACAAGGACGCGGCCACCAACGCCGTTTCGTCGTCCTCCATCAACTACGCGACCGGCGCGTTCTCCATCGTCGGCGGGACCAACGGCGTAACCGCCGCTGGCACGTCCACCACGGCGACTGCGTACTACCGCTTCAACAGCGAGGGGACGCGGATGCCGCGCATCGACATCACGCTGACGACCTCGACGGTGGAGACGGAGAGGCGAGCGCTGGAACTCAACTACCCCATCGAAGCGGCGCAGGACGTGTCCGCCGAGTGGGGTCAGCCGCTCGAACCGCAACTGCTTGCCGCCGGAGCGGAACTGCTCAATCTGGAGGTCGCGGCGCAGATCATCGCCGAGATGTGGGCCGTCGCGCCGACCTTCGGTTCGTTCGACACGACCATCCCTGACGGGATTTCGCTCGAACAGCACTTCCGCTCCATCATGTACCTGCTCAACGGGGCTTCCAGCGACATCTGGGACCGGACGCAGAAGGGCTACGGGTCATGGATTATCGTGGACACGCTCGCGGGCAACGTCATCAAGAGCCTGCCGCGCGACCTGTTCGAGAAGGCTCCGACCCCGGCCAGCGTCAACGGTCTGCATTTCATCGGAATCCTCGGCGGGCAGTTCCGCGTGTATCTCTACAAGGGCTTGCGCCATGAACCGGGTGCGTCGGCTCTTGGGAATATCCTGATGGGATGGAAGGGAAGCGGGATTCAGGATGCCGGTTTGGTGTACATGCCGTACCAGGTGTTCTACACCACCGATACCCTGACCGACGCTTCGTTCACCAGCCAGAAGGGTCTGGCGACGCGGTATGCGACGAAGTTGGTCAACCCCAACTTCTACGCGAAAATCACGCTGACCTCGACCTGATTCTGGTTTGCAGGCAGACACCCGACGGGGCCGGGCGAAAGCCCTGCCCCGTTTTTTCTTTGGAGGACACGATGCCCGAATCCGAACCCGTGTTCATCAACGGTCAACTCCGTCCCGTCATGGTTCCGTGTCAGGACGGGCGCATGCGTCTGGTCCTGCCGTTCGCGGAGAAGGGGTCCGGTTCTCCCTACGGCGGGGTGTACGAGTTGAGCGGGGAATACTACCGGCGGTTCGTCGCCAGCGGACTTCTGGTGGAGAAGCCCGCTGGCGGTTCCTTTCGTTCTGCGCCTGTTGATGTTTCCGTTCCGCCGGTGGTTTCGCAGGAGGAGAACGACGACGATTCCGCAGCCGATGCTACCGATGCCCAGGAAGAAAACCCGTCCGAGCAGGTCCAGCCCGCCATCCCGCCCGAAGTCATCAGCGACCTGATGGACATGGTGGAGGGCATGAGGTCGCCTCCGTCGGAGGATGATGTGGCGGCGATGCTGCGGTACGTCCTCGCGGTCCGTTCCGGCGAGCGGGCGGAGGCGGATTCGGAGTGGTCGAAGGGGACGCTCAACCGTCTGGATGAGATTGCGAACGGACGCTACAAGCGGAAAACGCGGAGGTGATTCGTGCCTTCGACGCTGACCGTCGCATCGGTTTACGAGCACGTCCGGTCCATGCTCGGCGAGCCGGTCGTCGATGTCGAAGTCCTGGAGTCGCATTATGAGGCCGCGCTGCGGCAGGCGGTGCGGGTTTACAACCGCTACCTTCCGCGCGAGGCGGTCGCGCCCCTGACGGTTTCGTCGGCGGTGAAGAAGTACCTCGTTTCGCATGTGAACCTGCTTGGCGTGACCGACGTGCAGTTCGTCCGCGACGTGCCTGTGACCGGCTCGGTGGACCCCTTCACCTACTGGCGGCGCAGCGACCAGTTCGTGGGCGGCATGTCGTTCGGGGAACTCGACCAGCAGTTTCACTCCGCCGAGGACGCCAGCCGCATCCTGTCGGTGGACCCGGACTGGAAGGGCCAGTGGGAGCAGGACGGGTCGTACTATCTCTACATCTCCGTCCCCGAAGGGCGGACGTTCCTCTGCTCCTACACCTACTTGTGGGCCGTGTCGCCCGACGACACCGCCGGTACGGGCCTGTCGGCCATCCCCGAAACGGATACGGACTGGCTTCTCGACTTCACGACGGCGCGCGTGAAACAGGTGTTGGGGCGCGTCCTGCGGAAGCACGGCGGAGTTCCCATGCCGGACGGCGGTTCCGAATCTACGGACGGTTCGGACCTGTCTCAGGAGGGCCGTGAGGACGAGCAACGGCTGACGGACGAGATTCGCCGCCGTTCACGGCGGCCCCTGCTGGATGTCGGATGAGGCTGCGGAAGTCGCACATCCCGGACCTTGAGAAGACGGCGCGGTTCATCCGCCGTGTGGCTCTGCCTACGGCCAGGGACGCCGTGCGCGACTTCGCGCGGGAGAGTCGGGACGGTTTCAGGGCGAAGATTTCGGCGCAGGATTTTCCCGCCTTCGTCGAAATCCCCCTGTCGCCCCGGTATCTCGCGTTGAAGGAGCGGAAAGGAAGGGACACGCGGACGATGATTGCTACGGGGACGTACAAGCGGTCCATTCGCCTGTTCGAGCGTCCTCGCGGTTTGCGGGGCGTGCTGTTTCACATCGGGTTCGAGCGAGGCGCGAAGGCGCGCAATCTCGATAACGAACTGACGGACACGCCGCTGACGCTGGTGGCCGCCGTGCAGGAGCATGGCTCGGCCGCCGCGCGGGTTCCGCCCCGTCCGCACTGGCGTCCGTACCTTCGCTTGATGGAACGGAGGGCCGTGGGGGTTCGGGACTACATCGCTGAGCAGGTCGTGCTGAAGTGGCGTCGCGTTTTCCGGGTGGACTGATGCCTTATCTTCCGCGTCCCACCATCGACCAGACCGAGTTTCCGCTGTCGTACAGCGCGGACCTGATGCTGGCCGTGCGCGTCATCGAGGAGCGGTGGCGGCGGCATTTTCCGCTGCTGCCGTACTACTCCCTGCGCGTGGCCCAGTCCGTCCCCGCCAGCGACAACGCGACGGTGGGGGACGGAATCGAAGCGACGGCCCTGGACCCGCTGTGGGGCGAGTCCGTCGGCGTCGATGTCGAAGGGCAGCAGTGGGCGCAGCCGCACGGCTACGGGACTGCGCCCGCGACGGACGTGGACGTGTTCGCGGACCCTATTCCGCTCAACATGCGCATCCAGCGCGACGCCGAAGATACGGACCTGAAGCGATGGGGTTTCGACCGCGCCCGCGACCTGATCGCCGTCGTCCCGGTCAGTTTTTTCGACGCGGCGGGCGTAGAGGCTCGCGTCGGCGACAAGTTCGTTTGGAACGGGGAGGAGTTCTCGGTCCTTCAGGTGACGAGGGACGGGTACTGGCGGAACACCAACCTGCGCCTGTACCTCGTGATGAACGCGCAGCATCGCAGGAGGGGAAGTTGAGCGTTCGGCAGGTGTTCAAGGCTACCGTTGTCGGGTTGCGGAGTTACGACGCTTTCGACGCCGACATCCTGCTGGGCTTCGGCGTTCGCCTGCGCAGGCGCGTTGTCGTGGAAGGCATCGTTCTACGGAAATACACCCGCGAGCAGTTGCCGTCTCTGTACCGTGCCCTGACGCTGGTTCTGGCGGGAAAGCGCGTGCTGCTCCTGGCCGATCCGTCGCAGCAGCAGGAGATCATTCGGGCGGCGGTTTACTACGACGAACGGGAACCGGCCGGAGGCGTCTGGATCGAGGACGTTCCCGGTTACGGGCGTCGGATGAACGTCGGCCTGTTCGTCTCCGCAATGGCTCCGGGATTCAACCTGGCCGATGTTCGCGGTTTGCTCAACAACCGCGCGGAGGTGGCCTGATGGGTTCTCCCGCTACCCTTGAGGACTTCTTTCGAGTCCATGACCTCGCCGTGTACCGCTGGTGGACGGGTCTGCGCGTGAAGTACGGGACCGCCGGCGGTCTGTTCGCGTCGATCAAGGACGATGTTTCCATCATCGCCGTTTTCTCGACCCCCGACAGGGCCTATGCGTCTGTCGCGGAGGCGTTGCGCAAAGCGTCGTGGATTTCGCAGTCGGACTACGACCGCCTCTTGGAGACGCCGGACCTGACGGTGTTTCCTCTGCCCCTGTCCTCGATCCATCGCGGGGACCATTCGCTCGACACCGAACTGCGGGGGACGCCCAAGACGATTCGAGGCACGGATACCGACGTGCTGACGGGAAAGCCGCAGGTGTTTCAGTTTCCCGTTCCGTACTGGGTGGACTACACCATCAACGTCTTTTGCCACAAGACCTATTCTCTCGCGTTCATCGACGAGTGGGTGGCGTCCCAGTTCGGCCCGCTCGGATGCCTGCCGAACGAACGACTCATCGAGGTCGAGCACGCTGCGACCATCGGCGTCATGTATCAGCCTCTACGGTTCGAGGGGCGGGCGGACAACTCGGATTTGGAAGGGCCGACGCCGCGATACCGTCGCGTCGATTACACGTTCCGGCTGAGAGCGTGGATGTTCAAGGCTCCCGTGCAGGAGTTCGGGGGCGAAGTTCCTTGATAGGCGTCGAAGCGTTCGGATACACTACGTATGAGGAGTCAAACCCATGCCGATTAGCGACCTGACTGCGTTGGGGTATCTCAAGCAGCATGAGCCTCAGCGCCAGAACAATGTTGTCCTGCACATCGTCAATCCCCCGGCCCCTGCGGGCGTTCCGTCGTCGGGGACGGCCGACGACGTTCTGGTGCTGGCGCTTGAGTCGTTTCCCATCCCGAAGCGCAGCATCAATCCCATCGAAATCGGCCACTTCAACGGGCGTGTGAAGTACGCGGGTCGGCCGACCTACGACCCGCTTCAGATTGTTTACAAAGACCTCGTTACCGCCGAGACATACCTGATTCTGGCCGAGTGGTGGAAGGCGGTGCATCGGGACACCGATTTCGGCGACGGCGCGACTCCGGGGCGCATCGGGTTCAAGTGGCGGGCTGACGGGACGGGCTACGCCCGGAACGGGTACGTCCTGCTGTATCCCCCGACCGGCGACGACGGAGCGGGGGGCGACACGCTGACCCGCCAGTGGAACATCGAGGGGATGTGGCCATCGACGTTCGATCCCGGCGAGGCGGACATGAACGGCGAGGACTACATCCGCGTCAACGTAACCTTCGAGTGCGACCGCGTGTACCCCGTGGACATCAGGACCAGCGGGCCGACCGCGCCGGAGGACTTCCAGGGCTAGGGCAGGGGTATTTACGCTGCGTAAATGCCCCTTCCGATTTACGCTGCGTAAATGCCGACTTGCCCATAACCCCCCGCCAGAGGCGGGGGAAGGACGAACATGACCGCTTCATCGACGCCTTCGCCTACGGCGTGGGCCACCTTCAGGTTGCCGTCGTTGGGCTACTTCTACGACGGCAAACTTCCCAACGGAGAGATCGGCGTTCGGAAGATGACGGCGCGGGAGGAGTCCATCCTGCAAACGCAGGGTTTGGACGGGACCGACCGTATCAACATGATTGTCGCCAACTGCATCCGCCTGCCCGACGACTTCGAGTACGTCCTTCCGGGGACCGACCGGAAGGTGAAGGGTGTGGATGCGCTGCTGACGACCGACAAACTCGCCGCCCTGCTGTTCCAGCGCACCTTCACCTTCGGACCCAACTACACCTACACGTTTCGTTGTCAGGCATGTCGGGCGAACAACCGCGCGACCTGCAACATCATCGAGGACTTCGATTACGTCAGCCCGGAAACGCTGCTCTTGCAGGCCGAGCGGGACGGCGTAGCCCTGACGCTGGAGGAGCCGTTCGAGGTCAGGTTGCTGGACGCGGGGCTGACGGTCCGATGCCGCCTGTTGCGGGGCGTGGACGAGCGGGAGATTTTCCGCAGGGCGAACAAGGCGAAACTGACCAATCTGGACCCCACCGACCCGTCCTACATCGCGCGATTGTCGGCACAGATTGTCGATGTGGAAGGAATGGACTGGCCCCGACTGGACGCCATGCGGAAAGAGATGTGGTTGCGCAGCATCACGGCGGCGGACAGCGCCCGCATCCGCATCGAAACCGAGCGGAGGCAGACCGCGCTCGATACGGACGTGTCGCCGTCGTGCCGCGCCTGCGGGGCGGTCAACGAGATGCCGTTGCAGTTCGACGTGGAGTTTTTTCTCCCGTCCCGTCTGTGATGAGAAGACGCTGCGGGAGCATGTGTTCTTTCTTCTCTACTGCGGCAAGGGGGGTTACACGCAGGAGAGCATTGACCGGATGACGATGGACGAACTGCTGGCCCACGGAGAGCGGCTTCAGCAGCAGTTGCGGGAGGAGAAGGCGGCGCACGAGCGCGAGATGGCCCGCGTCAGGGCGAAGCAGTCGTCGCAGGCGGCGCGGGCGCGGTTCCGACGAAGGTAGGCGGTTATGAGCATCGCTGGCTTGGCTTACGGAACTGATGGAGGGGGACTTCTGGCCGCCCGCCTGACCCCCTTCGAGTTCTACCGTCAGAACCTCGTCTTTTTCGAGATAGACCAGTTCGATACCGACGTGCCGGACAGGAAGCCGCTGTCGTTCTTTGTCGAAAGCCTGTCGCTGCCCTCGCTGGGCGTCAACGTCCGCGAACTTTTCTGGGGGAACCAGCCTCATCGGGTCGCCGGCGCGCCGGCGCAGCGCGACCCGATTTCAATGACGCTGGTGGACTTCTTCTCGATAGCGCAGGATTCCGACTACTACTGGCAGGGACAACTCGCGGCGAAGGTCCATACGCTGGATGCGCTGTCCCTGATTCTCGACTGGCACGCGCTGGTTTATGACCGCATGACGGGCAACTTCGGTTATCCGAGAGATTATTTCCGCAACGCGACGATTCATTGGCTCCAGCATCAGGGATACGGCAATCCCGAAGTGGACTTCTCCGCTCCTGAAGTGCGCAGCCTCCCGCTCTACGACGTGTTTCCGTCTCGAATCGAAATGGGCGAGGCGGACATGAACTCGGACGGCGAACCGATACGCCTGACGGTTACGCTGGAATACAGCGAGATGGGCGAGTTGATCACGGGGTGAGCCTTGAGCGACTTCGCCGCCAACGCCATCGGGTTCTACCTCGAAGTCGAGGACCGTCTGACTCCCAAGTTGCGGGCGGCGGCGAGGGAGTACCGCTCCTTCACGAAACTCCTCGACCGGCTGAACACGTCTGCCTTCCGCGCGGCAAGCAAAGGTCTGGCGCAACTGGCGAAACTGGCGGACTCCTTCGAGAACATGCCCAGGCGGGCCGTCGCCGCCTACCGCGACGTGCGCAAGGCTCTCCAGAAGGAGATGAAGCCGCTCAAGCAGGAGATCGAGGTGTCGGTCGCCGGGGCCAAAGGCGGGCGGGGGGGTCTTGCCAGAGCGATTTCCGAAGTGCTGGCGAAAGCGGTCCTGCGGCTCTCCCCAGCCGCGCCGTCCCGAAAGTCGCCCCTGTTCAAGTCCGGCTCCCCGCGACGAGCCTACCGAGGCGAGGTCCAGCCTCCTGACTACACGGGGCGCATCAGGGGGCTTCCGCGCTTCGCCGAAGGCGGCGTCGTTGGCGGGGCCGACGCGGGGGAGGACAGGATTCTCGCCTACCTGACGAAGGGCGAAATGGTCCTGACTGAGAAGATGCAGGAGGGGCTGAAGGCCATTGTCGGCGCAATCGGCAATACGGTGAACCTGCGCGGCTCCGGCGGCGGTTTCCTCGCAGGCGGCTCCAGCGAGATTGTGCAGGCGATGACGGACTTCGAGAACGTGGTCCGCGCTCTACCGAAGATGGAAAAGGCCGCCGCAGAAATGCGGATTCCGTTGCAGGACTTCGAGGACTTCGGAGTCGCGGTCGGAGTCGTAGAGCAGGCCGTCAAGACGCTGACGAATCGGATGGTCGTCATGGACACCGCGAGCCGGAAGAAGATGCTGCCGACGCTCAAGGCGATGACGAAGCAGTTGGACCGCATGAAGGGAGTCATGGAAGGTCGGAAGGGTCTGGAGGCTATTTTCGCTCGCTTCATGCGGTTGCCGGCCATAGCCGCGGTAGCAAACCTGCTCGGCAAGGCCCAGGAGGGCGTCAGTGCGATCATGGGGGTTGTTACATCGGGGATGCAGTTGCCGGGGGCTGAGGAAATCGGCAGTTTCATCGACAACCTGAACCGCCTACCCCGCACAATCAGGATGACCCGCGACGAACTGACCGGGTTGAAGCAGGCGGGCGCTGCGATGGCGAAGGACTTGGGCGTCCCGCTCGACATCGTGGGTGAGGCGTTCGAGTCGTTGAGCCAGGCGGGCGTCAAGGACGTGGAACTGATGAAGCGGCTGGCGGGCGCGGTGTCCCTGCTGACCACCACGACCACCGCCTCCGGCGACGAGGTGGGGAAACTCGCCTACAAACTCGCCGCCGTCGGGAAACTGACCGAGCAGCAGATCGGCGACTTCTTCGGCATGGTCAGCGCGCTCTCGAAGCACAAGGACTTCTCCGGCGTCATCGACGCGAGCGCGATGATTCAGGGGGCGCGGGAGTCGTTCGAGGAGATGGGGGCCGTCATCCAGGATATGACGGCGGACCAGCAGAAGGCCGTCATGGACAACCTCCTGTCGATGGGCGCGGCCATCTCGACCCAGTTCGCGGGTCAGGGGGACGAGTTTATGAAACTCGTTGCTACGATGGCTTCCGGCACGCAGGAGGGGATGCAGAAGGCGGCGACGGTGCTGGGGATGACTTCGCAGGAGGTTGCCGAATCGCTCAAGACCGCAGACGGCACGCGCAGGGTGATGGACGCCCTGCTCGGCAGGCTGGCGAACGCGACCGACCCGATGCAGATGCGCGCTCTGGCCGAAGCCCTCGGCATCGAAGCGACCAACGAAGCCTTGGGCCGCCTCACGCGAAACGCGCAGAACATCCGCGATTCTCTGAGCACCGCCGGAGCAGCGGCCTACGGGATGGGAAAGGGTATTCAGGCGATGCAGGCGGACGTGGAGAACGTCCTGACGCCCTTCCAGAAGTTTATGAACGAGGTGATGAACCGAGCCGCCAACTTTCAGGTGTTTGGCGTCAGCGGCGCGGAAGCCCTCAACTTCCTCAAGGAGTTCAACATCACGGCGGCCTACTCCTCCGTCATGCTCGTCAAGGAGTTCGGCTCGGCCCTGCTGCAAGTCGGCATGTGGCTGGGGAATCTCGTCGTCAGCGGACTTCGTTGGGTCGGTGTGATGAAGAAGGTTTCGACCGTAGCCGGGGGTGTCGGCGCACCTGGGGTTGGGGGTGCGGGCGGCGGAATCGCGGGGGCGGTCACGCGGGTCGGCGACGTGCTGAAGGGTGCGGTTACGGCTGTGTGGGACGCGCTGAAAACCGTCCTGACCGGCGTGTGGGATTTCGTCGTCAAACTCGCCAAGGGGTTCGGCGAGATTCTAGGGTCCATCGGCAAGGGTGTCGGAGAAGCCCTACGCTGGATTCTGACGGGAATCGGGCAAGGGTTGAGCGCGCTTGCTCCGGGCCTCGTCGCTCTGACCCCGGCGATTCCCGTCATGCTCGTCCTGTCTGTCGCCGTCGTCGCTCTGGGAGCCGCCCTGCGTCTGGCCGCCCCAGCGTTCGAGATGCTCCGCGACGTGATTATCTACGCGATGGACAGGGCGATGGAGACATTCTACGCGCTGATAAACCTGGACGTGGGAAAACTGCTCGCCGTCGGTCCAGCCATGATCGCCGTCGGGCTGGGTTTCTCGGCGCTCGGGTCCGGTATCCTCGTCGGTTCGGTGGCCCTCATGGCCGCCGCGCCGGGCCTGCTGGCGTTCGCCGCCGCGGTGAGCGCGATGCGCGGCATTTCCGGTTCCCAGTCGGGCGGATTCGGCGACGTGGTGACGCAACTCGCCAGGTCGTTCGACATCGACAGCCGCGTGCTGAAGCGGGCTACCGTGGCCGCGCTGGCGACGGCTCCGTTCATGGCATCGCTGGTCGTGGCGGGCGGCGCGATCACGGCGGCGGGTGTGCTGGCGACGCTGGCGGAACTCGGAACGAGGATGAGCGAGTTGGTGGGGCTGGGCAACCCGCTGACCAACCTCGCCGCCTACTCCGGCCAGATGGTTTCCGCCGTCGTGTCGGTCGCGCAGGCGTTTGCGGGCATCGACGCCGCCCTGCTGGCCAGCGCGGTCGTGTCCTTCAGCGCCGTCGTGGACTTCCTGACGAAGTACGCCGAAGTGGCGGAGCGGTTCGACAGCGTGACCGGCTCGGCTTTATCGCGCGCGGTCGATGCGGTCGGGTCGTGGGTCGGCGGAGACCAGATCAAGGATTGGCTCGCCGGCGCGTTCGGGCTGTCCGACGCCATCGGTCGCATCGCCTACTCGTTCAGCCAGTTGCGTCTGGAAGGAAACGCTCCGATGCAGCAGGCCCGCGATTTCTTCGAGGGGTATATCCGCATGGCGGAGACGGCGCAGACGGCCATGTGGGTCGCCGGGGAGCGCCTCAAGCCCCAGTGGATTGAGGGATTCGTCGCTACGTCGCTCACGCTCGCGGCCGGACTCGGAAAGGCCGCCGAAGCGTTCGGGGAAACCGCGAAGAACGTCCGGCAGAAACTAGCCGTCCAGCCGATGACATCCGCCGAGATTGCGACGCTGGTTTCCGTTCGGATCGAAGGGATGGTCAGTAGCGAGGACGAAGGGACGCACGAGCGTCTGGACCGTCTCATTGAGGTCATGCAGGGGCTTTCGGAAAAGTCTCCGGTCGCGTCCGCAGCGCGCCGCCCTGCGGTCCCCATTCCCGTCGGGGACGACGTGGCCGGGCTAGCGCGAGGTTGATATGCCTGCCGGAGAAACGCCGTATCCGAACACCGACTACATGGATGTTCGCATCGTCCTCGACCCGTTCTGGCTGGCGAAAACGTACAGTGCGCACACCTATCAATCGCTCTGGGAAAACAGGTTCGGGGACGATTTCGGAGTCAGCGGATTCAGCCGGTTTCCGAACTCCATGAACACGTATAACTCATCCGACAACGCCATCCCGGTCGAGTTCATCGCTACCTACTGCAACATCACGGAAGAAGGGTTCGAGGAGCAGCAGGGCGTCGCGTATTCGCCAACGGATGTGGCGGGTCGGGAGGAGGCGTATCAGACCTACCAATCCGGCGAGAACCGACAGGTCTCGCTCACGTTCAAGTTTCAGGCGTTGGCGAAAGACCCGCTCGGTCCGCGCGACGAAGAGGCGGCGTCGCTCGGCGAGGACGTGCAATCGCCGTTTCAAGTCATGTTCTGGGCGCGGTGGCTTGGGCTTCTCAAGGAGAGGGTTTACTACCAGACGGAGGGAACCTATTTCACGTTCGGTCCCCCGCCTGTGCTGCTGAAAATCGGGTCTCTGCTGGTCATGCGGGCCGTCTGTACGGGGGCTGATATCACATGGCAACCCCCGTTCGAGTTGCCCTACATGCTTCCGCATGGGGCGGACGTGGCCTGCACGTTCGTTTCCGTGATGGCTCCGCCGCCATACGGAACCCCGGAAGACCCCGATACTTATGTGCCGGAGTATCGTCTGCATCCGACGGTAGCGAACCTCCTGCAAGGAGTGCCCCGGTACAACCAGCGCGTGCAGTTCTTCGGCGGATTCGGCTGGAGGAGCGCGTGAACGCCTATCGGACGAGAAGGAAGGACGGGTTTGCGCCTGTCTTCTTCAGCGGTTACATCGCGGGGCCGGACGGGGCGGTGCTGTTTCATCTCCAGACCGAGCATTTCGTCAGCCTGTCCGTCAGCACGACGGGAAAGTCGGCGTGGACGGGGACGCTCTCGCTGGTGGACCGCTACGGTGTCGGCATGTCCAGGGCCGTTTACACGCCGGGGCAGTGTACCGTGGTGATGAGATGGAGGTTCGACGATCCGTGGAGCGACGATGATACCGACGCCCTGACCTACAAGGGTCTCATCGCCAGGCCGTCTCTCAGGTTTACGGCGGAAGGCATCACCGCCGACCTGGAACTGGTCGGTATCGAATCGGTCGATGCCCGTCTTGGCGCGGAGAGCGTACCCCGCGAGTTCGCGGGCAAGTCCGCCTCGGAAGTGGTCGAGGCCATCTGTACCGCGATGAGTTCGCTGCGCCCCGGAACCTTCTGGCATGAACCCGTCATTCAGGAGTCGGACGACTACCCGACCGACTGGGTGATTCCGTCAGGGCAGAGCCATTGGGATTTCATCAACTCGACGCTGTTGGAGTCGGCGTGCAAGGCGATGTTTCCGCCCGGCGAATCCGACCGCTGCGTGGGGTTCGACCCGTTCGTTTGCTACGTGGACCCCCGTCAGAACCGACTGCATTTCCACACCGCGAAGTATGACCCGGAATCGGGGTCCGATACGAGTTACCGCATGGAAACCGGCGAGTACGTCGTCTATGCCGACGGGGCCGGAGACGTGATTTCTTTCGACCCCGAAGATGCGGCAGTTCAGGCACTTCTGGCGGGGGGATTGAGTTATCGCGGAACTGGCGTGAACTCCGACGACGGGCGGCCGGTGGATTTGGCGTATTACGCTACGGCAGGGGTCGAACGCAACCCCACGACGTTCGACGGGGCTGGAGTGCGCACGTCCCACGAGGAGGCGGTTCACGCCATCGACTACACCAAGCAGACCGCAAACGCCAAGCCGGTCGCCGGGCGGACGGAACAGCACGTTCTCGGTGCGGCGCGCGCCGAGGGCGGCGCGGCGACGATGGGGCTGCTGAAGGCCGACCTGACGGTGAAGGGAACGCACGACCATTCGTTCTTCGACATCATCTACGTTCGGTACTTCGACCACACGGGAGCAAAGAACTATCTGTCCGGGTTCTACTCCATCGTCGGAATCGAGCATGAGGTGAGCGGAAACGGCTGGACGACGAGACTTTCGCTGGTCCGGTCGGGGTTCCGGCGGACGACGGGGGCGACGCAGCAGGTCGGTTCGACCCCAGGCGGGGCAGGAAGTGCCGAGTTCTACGCTTACGAGCCTGGGGATCAGGAATCCTGATGAAGCGATACGACGGCATTTACCGTGGCATCGTCCTCGGCGTTCACGACGAGGAGGGCCGTGGGCGCGTGCAGGTAGCCGTTTACGGGGTGCATTACCCTGAACTGACGACGTGGGAATGGACCGCATCGGGGGAGCAGCAGGTGGTCAGGCGGGCTGCGCCGTCGTGGGAACACGCCGAGGTTCAGATTCTCCCGGATTCGAGTACGACCGAATCTCCGTTCGAGTGCTACCCCTGGGCCGAAGTCATCTCACCGAGTTCGTGTCTCGCCGGTCTCCATGTAACCCTGCGCGAAGGCGACCTCGTGTTCGTCGTGTTCGAGCGTGGCGATGTCCGCTACCCCCTGGTTCTGGGCGGGTGGATTAGTTGCCGAGGCGGTCTGCGCGACCATCCGCCCGAAGCGGACGGGTTCGAGTCGGAAACCCAGGGCGGACTCCGGCACACGCTGGAAGCCCCGTCCGGCGCGCTGTTCGACGCATCCGGCGCTAGCGCCGAAGGGGTGGCGCGCGTCGCTGTCCCAGGAACCGAGTTCGTCTCGGAAGCCGCTACCGGCAGTATTGACGTGTCCGTGCTGGGGATGTTTCGCGTTCGAGGCGGGGCGGCATCGTTCTTCAACGAGGCGTTCTTCGTGGCCTCGAAGGACGTGATTCTGGATGCCTGCGACAAAGCCCCTTACGACATCGAGGACCACCGGCCCCTGCTCGGCCTCTATTCGACGTGGGAAGCCGATTTCTACGCGGCCGACGCCATCCACATCGGGCAAATCCTTCGGCGGAGGTTCGCCGAAATCCCGCCTTCCGATTACGAGCGAAACGATTTCCAGCAGTCCCGCCTGACGTGGGTTGCGCCGAAACTGCTGGCGTTGGGGTGTGTCAGGGGCGAGTCCGGCGTCCTGGAGTGGTCCACCTTCCCCGAATCGGCGGTCGATATGCACTCTACGGAGCGCGTCGCGGTGCAGGCGACCGACAGCGTTTCCGTCATCGTGCGCGGCTCGGAGAGCGTCGGGATGAACTACGGCCTGCTGGGGCTTTACTCCGATTTCTCGGCGGAGATTCACGCGACCCAGCGGGTCTGGCTGGGGCAGTATGTGGACTTGGGCGAGGGGCGAGTCTATCCCGTGCGCCAAAGCAACGTGGTCTTGGCGAACGGAGCGCGCACGGTGATCGGGGGGTTGAGGGCAGACTGCTTTCAGCACGCGGACTGGCTCAACGGATTCGTGTCTGGTGCGGACGCATCCGTCTCTCCGCGGGACTACCCCCTCAAGATTCACGCCGACGACAGGGTGGCGGAGTCCGTCAGTACGCCTTACTCCGAGATGTGGGCGTCTGTCCTCATTCAGATTCGCACCGAAACCGAAGAACCGTCCACCTACGAACAGACGTGCCCTCCCATCACCACGGACGACCTGCGCGGCGGCGACGTTTTCATCTGGGGTCGGCGGGTCATCGTGCAGGGGACCGAGGATGTTCTTTTCTACCCAGGCGTGCTGACCGTGTGGGATTCGGACAGCGCGGGGGGCCGTGTGAACGTGCTGAAGTTCACGGACTGGAACGTGGATGTAACCATCAACGAGTGCGTCGCCGAGGTGTCCGTCAGGTCGGCAGTCACCGTGAAAATCACCGGAAATGCTACAGGGGGAGGAAAGTATTTCGGCCGGGTGTTGACTGGTCCTTCGACGGCTGGGGAGGCGACCGACCTTTCCATGCCGGAAGGTCGCGGCGTTCCGACGGCGGACAACGCGCTCGTCCTCAATCTCGTCGAGAACGGCAGCGGCGGGCATGAGTTGGCGTCGGGGACGTTTCACATCGGCCTCATCGTCGGGCGTGTCGTGGACGGGGCATACGACGGCTACTTCATCGTTGAAATCGAAGCCCTGGCTGGCGAAGACTGCTCGGAGGCGTGATGGCTTACCAGCGTCCTCGAACTGGCGTTTACAAACGGCTCGCGGGCCGAAAGGCGACGTATCTGCGCCCGCAGGAGGGTGGCCGGTGCTGCTGTGCGTCCGACTGTGATTGCGACCATGCTACCGTCGAACTGGTCCTCTCCGGCGTTACGGTGTGCGGGTACTGCTCGTCATATACCAGCCATGCCGACCTGAACGACTATTCATTCGAGATATCCTCGGCCCCGAACGGAACGCTCACGTTGCAGAGGTGCTATGGCGTCTGCGCCTACGCATGGCAGGAGCGGGACGGGATTCCCGACGCAGGAGCGGCAACCTTCTACGACTCCACAAACTGCAATGAGAGCGGAGACCTCTATGTGTGTTCGGGGTACAACCGCGCTCTGGTCTGGGAGGTTGCGGCTGGGTTCTACCTGTGCCTTCTCGTCCTGGTCATCACCGACAAGGGGGGCGCTCCGGCGCGGATGGGAGTTCCTGATTACATCGTCCAAGCCATATCGCAGGTGACGTACACGTCCTGCACGGAGGACAGTACGGTGGAGAGCAATACTTATACGTCGAGCGGCGATTGCGGGACTTACCTCGCGGTCGAGCCGCTGGACCCCTGGATTGGCGACGGAGCGTGCCAGTTCAATAGCGTAGCGATGGTCGGCGGGTGGGGAGGTACGCTTCAGGTGAGGCAGTGATGGCGTGCTGTCGAAAAGTCATTCATGGCGTGGTCGGCTTGGCGAAGGCGGCGGCCGGCATCGACCGGACCGACGAACAGACACGAAACGTCAGGCGTGAAACGTGCAAGGCGTGTCCGCACTACCGCCCAGGACCGACCGCGCGGTGTGGCGTATGCGGGTGTGTGCTGTGGGCGAAGGTTTCGCTTCAGTCGGAGACGTGCCCGGAAGGAAGGTGGTAGTCGATGCCCTCCAACAGTTTCGTTCGCAAAGGAGTGCAGGCGCGGTTGACGCGCGCGTACCTCCGGTTGAAGGCGGCTAAATCCCTGCTGGTCGAGGCGGACCGGATGCTCTATCAGCGCGCCCAGTTTGTCGCCAAAGGGTCGTCCTTCGCCGGGATGGAATCGCTCTACGCGACTCTGACCCGGACGGCGGCGGACAAGCATACCGTATCGGTCGAAACGGCCGATGAGCACCACCTGCGCGAACGGAGCCTCTTTTGGGTCGAGGCCGATTCGTCGCCGACGCTGTTCAACGGGAAGTTCACGGTAGCCCGTCGTTCCGGGAGCACGAACTTCTCCTATCGTTTCACCGTTCCCGCAGGGGACGTGTCCGCATCGGGAACGATTTACAGGCTGAACGTCGATAACGTGTTTTTCAACGCGCGCTCCTACTTCACCGCGCCGGAGCCGCGATACGACCCGTCGTGGCTCGTTGATTCCGTATCGGGCGTTATGGGTTCTCTGATGCGGTTGGGGTATCCGACTTCCGATGACGCTCCCCTCTACTCCGAAGGGATACAGGATTTCATCGACACGGCTTCCGACCCGACGCTCCTGAACTGGTGTCGGGGGGCCGAACTCCTGCCGAGGCTGGCGGAATATCGCCAGCGGCAGGACTACGACGAGCGCCCCGACCGAATCCTGCTTATCGGCGCGATGTCCGTCCTTGCGCGCCTGTACCGGCTGGGGATGTATCGGGACAGGGTGGAGCACATCTCGACGATGCAGGACAAACTGGACAATGAGGAGACGCCGGAGTTCGACTTCAAGGGCCTGGCGACTACTCTGACGTTTGACTCAGGCGGCGATTCGTTCCTGTTTCAGACAACCGTCGATGGGGTGCCGACGCCCGGTTCTGGGGTTATTGATTTGCTCCGCGACGCCGACGTGCGCCTTCGGGAGAACGCGAAGGTCGTCGGTTCTCCCCTGCCCAACACGATTTTCGCGGAACCCGTGCCGGACGAATACAATCCCCGTCCGACATCGGATTGACGCCGATACGTTCAACTAGCGATAATGCGATTGACTACCTAAAGGAGGTTCGATGTTTTCGTTCGCCGAAGCCGCCCCGTCGTTCTCGTGGACAGAACTCATCACGTCTGTCGTGATGCTCGTCATCACGGCTTTTCTCGTCCCGTTCCTGCGGCGGCGCGCGGCGGCGGCGAAGGCGGAGGCCGACAAACTCGCTGCCGAGACGACGAATACGGACATCCGCACGATGGAGGTGCTGGTCCACCGGCTCAAGCAATACCTGTGGGGTAGCGCGGAGGCGATTGCCGAGCGGGAGTTCCCGAAACTGGCCGCGCGAATCAACAGTGGCGAACTCAAGTCGGTAACTGATGTGAAGGCGGTTCTCCACGGCTGGGGGGCGGTCCTGAAACAGCAGGCCATCGACTACTTCCAGACGCAGGGCGTGGACCTGATTGCGGCGGTCGGGGACAAGGCTCTCGACAGGCTCATCGAACGAGCCGCCAACGCCGTCAGCCCGTTCCCCGGCAAGGATACGGCAGTCGCGCTGCTGCGCGACAACGTAACGGATGCGCTCATCGGGAAGGGCGTGGAATGGGTCCGGCGACGCTACCTGTCCGAACCCACCGGCGAGAACGCGCCGACCTAGGTTTGGCATTTACGCAGCGTAAATCGGAGCAGGGTATGGCGTGGGTCGCAACCATCATCGGGTCGGTTGTCCGGTCAGTTCTCGCGTGGTTCGGCGAGTACCTACGGCTGTGGTACACCGAGCAGAAGTCGCGGGAGAACGAATGGGCGGCGGAGACCCGCAAAGCGATGCTGGAGTCGTTCAAGACTTCGCTCAAGGTAGAGCAAGCCATCTCCAAAGCGGGCGCAACGCATCCCCGTAGTCCTGCGGAGTGGAACGTCGGGCGGTCGGTTCTGGTCCTGGCGGTCGTCTGGTGGGCCGGTGCAGGATGCTTCACTCGGTACGTTTACGTCGAGTCCCGCTACCCCATCATCGAGATTCCCCAGCGGCCTGCGGTCCCGACGCAGCCCGTCGCGTGGACGGCGAGAGAGGAAATCCTTGTCGGTTACGCCGCCTCGCTGGAGGCCGCCATCGACCGTTACAACGAGGCGGCGAAAGAGCACAACCGCAAGCACGGGTACGGCCAATGACCATATCGGAAGCCCTCAATCTGCTTCGAGCGCTGGAAAGCCCCATCTTGAAGAACGTCGTCGCCGGTGCGCCGTTTCACTACGCGGTGGCACGGAACAGGCGTCTGTTGGGGGACGTGAGGGATGCGGTTCGGAAGGCGGTCGAGAACGACGTGAGACTGGCGGAGCCATACGACCGCAAGCGGATGGCCCTGGCCGCCCAGTGCGCCGTGCTGCGAAGCGGAGAGCCTGCCGTCGATGCGTCCGGCAGGTTGATCATCGGAAACACCGCCGCCTACGCCGAAGGTTTGGCGAAACTGCGGGCGGAGATGCCGGAGGCGGCCCAGGCGTCGGACCGTGTGGAGGCGGCGCTGGCGGACATGGGGGGCGACGATGCGGGCGTATCGCTGGTGACGGTATGCACCGAGGACGTGCCCGACCTGCCGGGGGCGGTATTCGACGCCCTCCTCCCGATGATCTCCGGCTAGTATGCTTGACAACGCATAAATACGATGCTATGCTGCCGGTATGGCGGCATATGCTCGCATAGACCTCGCGGAGATGGACGAGTTCCTGGGCCAGTTCGCGCCCGCTGGGTTTGTTTTCGTGCGGGTTACGCCGCCGGGCTGTAACGAGGTAGTGTACGACTGCCCCTTCCCGTTCGATTCCACCGCAAAGATTCGCATTTATACGAGCATCGACCCGACTACGGGTGTCGGGCGAGGTGTCGGGGCCGACGCGATCCGTGTGACGGTCCTGCACACGCGGGACGACCGGCCGCTGCTCCAGAGGCAGCAGCGCGTCCACCGCGTCGCCGGATGGCGCGCGAACCTGCGGGCGCGCCTGCGGTCGATCACGGTTGCACGGCTGGAGCGCGTCCGTGCGTGGCGCGGAAATCCGGTCGCATAACCTATGGCGGCGTAACGATTTACGTTGACACTAGATTTTGTCGTTGACAACGTGAAAAGCGGCGATATACTGTCTGGTGTTGTGGTTCGGTAGTCTTTACAGGAGGTCAGTATGGTCAGGTTTTCCGATGCCGCGAAGGCGGCGGTGAGGGTTGCGACTCACGCCGAGTTGGGATCGTGATACCATACGGCGGGCGGCGCGCAAGCGCCGCCCGCTTTTCTTTTCATAGTACGACTACGCGGGATACGGTGGTCGGGCGTGTCGCTCGACCGGGCACCCGAAGCAACGGAGGTACATCATGCGGTTCACGCTAGAGAACGCGCGTAGCGCGCTTCAGCGGCATTGGGGGCACGCCGACTTTCGGCGGAGTCAGGTTCCCGTCATCGAGGCCGTCGCGGCAGGGAGCGACGTGCTCGCCGTCCTCCCGACCGGCGAGGGCAAGTCGGCCTGTTTTCAGATTCCGGCTCTACTCGACACCGAGCGCACCGCGCTGGTGGTCTCTCCGCTTATCGCGCTGATGAAGGATCAGTGCGATGATGCGGAACGACGCGGCATCGCCGCGTCGTTCGTCAACTCGCACATCGACGAGGCAGAAGCCGACGCTCGCCTGCGGCGTCTGGCCGACGGGGAGTTCCGGCTGTTCTACGTCTCGCCGGAGACCCTGAAGACCCGCCGGTTCCGCGCCGCGCTCCAGCAAACCCGCGTCAGTTACTTGGTCGTTGACGAGGCGCATTGTCATCCGGCGGGAACCCGGATTAGCACACCGACGGGGGATGTACCCATCGAAACCATCCAAGCCGGAGACGCGGTGTACGCCTACGACGGTCAGCGTGTTGTTGTGCGTCGCGTCACGGAGACGCAGGTAAAGTTCGTGGGTTGTCGCCGCCTGTTGCGGCTGGTGGCCCCATCGGGTAGCGTATTGCTCACGGACGACCATCCGGTGTTCGTGATCGGCAAAGGATATGTCGCAGCGGGTCAGGTCAACACGGGCGACGAAGTGCTGCTTCTGCGGTCGGGTATTTCCCGACAGGCATTGGGAGCGGACGGGGGCGAGGGGGAGGCGTGTTCACTGACGTTCGCACAGCGGAGCGCGTCGGTCGCTGGACCTGAGGCGGGATGCGCGGTTGTCCGCTGCCGGGTGGACCGTGTTGAGGTTGTCGAACGACCTGATTACGACGAAACCGGACCGCGCGCGTGGGATGATCGAGTCGTGTTTGCGCTCACGGTCGCTGGCGAGCACAACTACTTCGCCGAAGGAATCCTGACGCATAACTGTGCGTCACGCTGGGGGCACGACTTCCGGCCCGCCTACCTCCAGATTGCCGACTGTCTGCGGTACATCTCGCAAGTCTGCCCGGAGTGCGACGGCGACGCCGCAACCGTGGACGCCGAGGGCAACACCGTCGCCACCTGCGCCGCCTGTGGGGGGCGCGGCGGCACCCGACCGCAGATCATCGCCGTAACCGCAACGGCCACCGGCGACATCGAAGCGGACATCATGCGGTCGCTGGGCGTCACGGGCGATTACACGCGCATCGTCGCCGACCCGATCCGCCCCAACCTCGATTATCGAGTTGTGTTCGCCGACAACGACTTGGAGACCTTCAAGCGCGTCGTCGGCCAGTGGGACATCGTGAACGGTCGGCACATCGTCTATGTCGGCACACGGAAGATGGCCGAACTACTCACGAAGATCATCGCCGAGCAGATCGGGTTCCGCACGTTGGGACCGGAGGCGAAGGCGTTGTCGTGGCAGGACCGTTGCCGTGCCGCGTATGCGGCCGGAGCCGAGCGCGTCGCGTTCTACCATGCGGGCATGAAGCGCGACGATTCGGTGGAGCGCGACGAGGACGGGCGCACGCGGAAGGTGCTGGGGCGTGTGACCGTGCAGGAAAACTTCAAGTCGGGTCGCACGCCGGTCGTGGTGGCGACCTGCGCGTTCGGCATGGGCATCGACGTGCCGAACATCCGTAACGTCCTCCATTTCGGCGTGCCGGGCTGTCTGGAGGATTACGCGCAGGAAGCCGGGCGTGCCGGTCGGGATGGACAGCCCAGTGCGGTAACGATCATCTACTCCGAAAAGAGCGTATCGCTTCGGAAGTGGTTCATCGACCAGTCCAATCCGCGCCGGGAACTGTATGACCTTGTGTGGTCGTACCTGCTGGACCAGACCAAGCGGGTGCGTGTTCTGCGCAAGTCGGCGGCGTCCATCGCCTACGAGTTATGTGCGGAGCACGGCCCCAACACCATCACCGACGCGCAGGTACACTCCATCCTGTCCGCGTTGGAACTGCGCCGGGTCATCCGCCGCGCTCCCGCCGCCAGCGGCAGCGAGATCAAAGTCAACGTGGCGAAACTGCGGGCGGCGGCGAGCAACCCCGAACTGAACCGGACCGAGCGGGAGGTTGCCGACTACCTGCTGAATACCGTGGTTGAGCCGACGTTGGGCGGCACGGACCTGAAGACCCTGGACGTGGTTCTGGACCGCGAGGACATCGCCAACGCCGTGTCGCGGTCGGAAGCCACCGTCAAGCGTGCCCTGGACACGCTGGAGGAGGACTATGGCGCGATCACGGTGTCGCCCACGTTCAACGGCAAGTCCACCGAACTGCTGTCGCGCCCCGACGTGCTGGACGACGTGCTTCCGTGGGATGAGATCGAAGCCAAGCGCGCCCGCGAAATCGCGCGGTTGGAGCGCATGCTGTCGTATTGCCGGTCCAGCGACAAGCGGCAGGCCATCCGAGACTACTTCCTGAAGGGTCCGGTCAGGTGATTTACGCTGCGTAAATACCGTGAGCAAACCACGGCTTCGATATCCCGCCCCGCTCAAGCCGAAGTTGCGGCAACGGCTCGCGCAGGTCGCCAGTCCACCGTCGGGGTGGACTGGCGACCCCGCGCTGTACGGGTGCGTCCTGTTCTACTCCGTGAGCGTGTATGATCGCCTCGACCGGATGACGTTCGACGAAGCAAAGGCCGCCGCCGACGCCGCCGGAGAAGCCAGTGCGCACGCGCCCCTGTGGATGCGCAACGCGAAGGGTCAGTTCGGCCAGTACGACATCCCCGGATTCGGGAGCCGGAGCGGGCCTTATTGCATCGCCCTGCTGGCGGCGTTCCTGGTCTGGACGCAGCGGCAACTACAGGACTTCCCGCTCCCGACCAGCCCCTTGCTATCGGCGGCGCAGGACGGTCTGACGCTCTGGTGGGCCAGCCATCCCGACCGCAAGCCGTCGTGGGTTTCCTGACACCGCTGGGTACAATCCCGCGAGAGGGATGAGCGATGAGCCGATACGACTTTGTGCCGACGGTCCAGATGGACCCGTCCATCGCCGACCGGCTGTTTCGTTACGCTTTCGGGTACACCGATGACGGCCACTTCGTCGAAGTCGGGGCCTACGACGGGATAACCTACTCGTTCACGAGGCGGCTGGCCGAGTCCGGCTGGAACGGGCTTCTGATTGAGCCGGAACCGTCAAACTATGCCGCCTGCGCCGCTCTCTATTCGCCGGACACGACCGAGTATCGGTTTGGCCAGCGGGTCATCGTCGAGAACGTGGCTTGTTCCGACGCCGAGCGGATGCTGACCCTCTACTCCGCTGGTGCATTGTCCACGACGTGTCCCGCACAAGTGCCGGTTCTCCAGCCGAATGTCAATGTTCGCGCGGTAGCACTCGAAACCCTGCTGGGCGCGTATCGGTGGCCGGAGCGGTATCAACTGCTCGTGGTGGATACGGAAGGGTCTGAACTGGACGTGTTGCGAGGAGCGGGGCTGTCGCGGTACGTCCCGCAACTCATCATCGTTGAACTACACGAACTGATGGACTTCCCCCATTCGGACGAGGCCGAACAGGAGCGGGCCAAAGCCGTCGCAGTCCACGACCTGCTTTCGAGAGCGGGCTACAAGCCAGCCTATCGGGACGCCATCAACACCGCGTTTGTTCTGGCAAGGTGAGGCATGTCTGAGCGCGAGAGGATGCCGACGGATAGATACGGGATAACCCGCAAGGGAGCCGCCTGCGGGTTCGAGTATTACGTTACGGTGAACGCCTACCCCGACGGACGCCCAGGCGAGGTGTTCGTCAAGGTCGCCAAGAGCGGGACAGAACTTTCGGGGTGGGTCAATGCGTGGGCGACGACCCTATCTATCGCGCTCCAGTACGGCGTTCCGTGGTCGATCCTACGGGACAAGTATATGGGCCAACGCTTCGGGATGGGCGATGCCATCAATCCGTCTCTCCTGCACGGCATATCTCGGTCGGTTGACGAGATTGTGGCGGAGTTTTCTCGAAAACAACGAGATTTTCGTTGACTTTTCCGAACCGCCGTGTAACATCTTGACAAAGGTGATAACTGTTGCTATCGCGCGTGCGCGCACGCGCGCCTTGGCCCCCTATGTGACTACAGATTAGAGTTTGGAGAACTAGGTACTTAGGCAACCCCTTTGGGACAGCGCGTAAATCGAACCGCTGCCGGAACAATGCGTCGAGCCGTCATCAGCATCCGAGGCGCGTGGGCCTTCCTGCAGGGAGGCGAGGCGGTCATGGAGCGCGCCCTGGCTCTGGACGACCCGAAGCGGTTCTTCAACTCCGCCTACCGTGAGCGCAGGTGGGACGGGAAGATTCGCCTGAACATCGGGCGGAAGTTTCCTGCCGGATTGACCGATTACATTTCGAGCGAACTGAGGAAAGCGGGCTACGCGGTTTCGGTACTCACGGAAGCGCGCAGCGCGCCCTTGGACTTGAGCCGTTTCGACAGGAAGTATCTCGCGGGCATCACGCTTTGGGACCATCAGTACGAGGCCGTCCTGGCAATGCTCACGCACGAAAGGGGCGTCGTGAAAAGCGCGACGGGAAGCGGCAAGACGGCGATTGCCGCAGCCGTATCGCGCTATCTGTGGGAGGAGTGTGGCTTGAAATCGCTGGTCATCACCAGCCGTCGGGGTCTTGCGAGACAGACCGCGAGGGTGTTTCGCCAATACTACGGGGACGACATCGAGGTCGGGCAGTTCGGGGACGGCGAAAAGACGGCGGGGACTGTTACGGTCGCCACCGCGCAATCGCTGGCGGCGTACTGGCCGAAGCGCATTTACAGCGCGAGAAATCGCCGGTATTCCCTCCGGCCCTGCGACCCGGCGGTTCGGCGGCTGGTTCGGGAAGCGGGCGTTCTCATCTACGACGAGTGCCATCATGCCGGTTCCTCAACGAGTTGGTTCGATGTCGGCATGGTCTGCCCTGCGGTTCGTCGGTATGGGATGTCCGGTACGCCGATCAAGGATGATGAGGTGGCGGACCTTCGGCTCATTGGTGCGACAGGTCCGGTCATCTACGACGCATCGGCCTCCGACATGATTTCGGTCGGGTTGGCGAGGCGTCCTCGCATCGTGGTGATCGCGTCGGCCAGCGCTAGCGGTCCTTCCCTGCCGTCTGTCGAGACGGTGCTGGACGAGGACGGGGATTCGGTTTCCGTTCCCATGCCCTACGCGACGGCGTACCGTCGCGGCGTCGTCGAGAGCGAGCATCACAACCGGACGGTTACGGCGGCTGTTCGCTGGCTGGTCGAGCGGGACCGGAGAGTGCTTGTTCCTTGCCGTAGGATGGACCATCTGGAACGCCTGCATCGCGCGTTTTCCGATGCGGGCATCGCGCACGCCAAACTGTCGGGGCGGACGGATACCCGGCTGCGGGACATGGCGAAGGCTGCGTTTACGGACCAGACGTTCAACGTCATCCTCGCTACCGTTATTTTCGACGAAGGCGAGGACGTGCCTGCCATCGACGCCATCGTGCTGGCCGAGGGAGTCAAGTCGGTCGTCCCGACCATCCAGCGAATCGGGCGCGGGATGCGGGTCCAGAGGGACGGCCCGACCGACCTGTGGGTGGTGGACATCGCGCCTACGTCCAGCCCGGTGCTTTGGAGTCATGCCGTCCAGCGGGTTGAGGCGTATGAGCGGGAGGGGTATGACGTGACGCTGCTGACCGAGTGGCCTGCGAGCGTGGACCCGGCGAATCCCCCCGATAACCTTCTGCCATTCGAGGAGTTGGTCCGTGCGGATTGATCGAACACCTGCACCTGCGCGCCGTCCGCTGTGCTACGGGCGGAGTTACGGACGCGAGGGCCTCTGCGCCTCCTGTCCGTTCGCTTCGGAGTGCCGCCGCGTCTGCGCCCAGTGGTCTGGCGTGTTGTCGCTGGCGGAAGCGTCCCAGCGCGCCCTGGATGCCTTCCGCAGTTCGCTCGCGGACCGGAAGCCGGACGGGACGCTTTATGAGCGGGTCTATGCGGACGTGTACGGCCGCAGGCCGAACCCGAAGTCGAAGTGTGCCTACGACTACGCGATGTTCCAGGTCGTTGAACTGTGCGGACGGAAGGGAATCGACCCCGCTGTTTATGTTCGCGCTCAGATGGAATCCCTGCGTGATGCCGTGCAGCGAATCAAGGTTCGCGGCAGGAGTCTGGGCTTCCAGCCGAACATGCTGTTCGGATTACGGGCCATGTACCGCTACGAGGCTTTCCGCTCCGCTGCGGAGAAGCGGTACGGGGCGAAGTTCGCGTCGGCTTTCTCCGAGCGCGGAAAACTCGAAACGATGCTGGTCGAGTTGACCGAAGCGGAGACGGAGTACGGGGAATCGTTGTTGTCAGGCGCGCGCTTTTCCGGTCCGCCGTTGTGGTCTGCGCTGCGTCTGGAAGGGGCGAGTCCAGAGGGCCGAAGGATTCGGCGCGACTACGGTTCCGACGTGGTGGACAGGATGATTCGCGCCGCTTTCATGGCTGCCGCCTGTGCCGTCGCCAACCGCCGTCGTGCCGGTTTGGCGAATCGCATCGGCATCACGACGCCCGACGACGTGGAGTGGGACGACATCATTGCCGCCGTTCGGCGGTACGCCCCCGATTGTCCGCGCGATTTACGCAGCGTAAATGTGGTCGGCGAGTGGCTTCCCGGTCAGGCTTGATTTACGCAGCGTAAATAGGGCCGCGCGTATCTCCTGTCGGCTTGATTTACGCAGCGTAAATAGGGCCGCGCGTGGCTTCCCGGTCAGGCTTGACTTCTGTTGCGTTTGTGCTACTGTATCGGCGTTGCGGTGAACGGGTGGCTTCCGTCGAGTGCCGGGTGCTTGGCGTCGTAAGGCGTCAACCCTCCTGCCGCAAACCAGCGGGTACACCACAACCCCCGGCACTCGACGGAAGCCACTCGTCCTACATGGAGGTTGTGGTGGACCACGGTGCGTACCGTGAGCGGTTCAGCGAGTCCTTCCAGCGTCATGCGCTGGCCGTCCTGTCTCGCTCGCCGTCATTGTCGTTGCGATTTCGTTCCGTTCTGGACCCGCAGTATTTCTCTACCGACGCGATGCGCTGCGTCGCATCGGCCCTGCTGCGCCATGTGGACTCCGAACGCGCCGTTCCCCATCGGGAAACGCTCGCGCAGACCGCGAGGGAGTTGGCGGGGGAAAAGGGCCGTGAGGGTGTCGATAAACTGGTTTCTGCTCTCTACGCCGATGACGTGGGGGACGAGGCGGCGGTGGCGGCGAAACTGGTCGCCTTCGGGAAACAGCGCGCGATGGTCAATGCCGTGCTCAAGGCGGCGAGCCGTATCGACGCAGGGGATTCCGATGCGGTTCTTCCGCTGATTCAGGAGGCGCAGCAGGTCGGTGCGGACGTTCTGGACATCGGTATCTCCTATCACGTTTCCGACGAGCGAAAGACGTGGTACGAGTCGGACGGCGACGAGGAATACATCCCGACAGGCATCGTCCATCTCGACGAAGCGATGGGAGGCGGTCTTGGGCGCGGGGAGTTGGGGTGCATTTTCTCGCCTCCGAAGCGCGGGAAAACATCCGCGCTCATCAACTTCGCCTTCGGGGCCATCACGTCGCACATGGGGTACAACGTCGTTTACTACTCGTGCGAGATGGCGGACAGGAAGATAGCCCGGCGGTTGGACGCGCGACTGTCCGGCCCCTATTTCCAGTATCGGGGGACGGACCCCGAAAAGTACGTCGCGGGTCTGGCGGAGCGGGCGCGGTCCTTCGTTCGGGGACGCCTGGTGGTCAAGTCCTACCCGACGAGAAAACTCACGCCCACGATGATTCGTTCTCATCTGTCCGTTCTGGAAGGGCAGGGTTTTCGGCCCGACTTGCTCATTGTCGATTACGCCGACATCATGCGGGCCGAGCGGCGTCTGGGCGAGATGCGGAACGAGCAGGCGGGTATCTACGAGGATTTGCGCGAAATCGCGGGCGATTACAACGTCGCCGTATGGACTGGGAGCCAGGCGAAGCGGGATTCGCTGGACAAGGATATTCTGACCATCGCCGACCTCGCCGAATCATTCGAGAAGGCCGCCATCGTGGACGCGGCGGTGGCGTTCTGCCAGTCCGCTGATGAGGTCGTGGACCGGCGGTGTCGTCTGGTGCTGGCTGCCATGCGCGAGACGGAAAGCGGTTGCGTGGTCGTGTGCAGCATCGACCGAGCGAGGTGCAAGATTGTCTCTACCGACCTGCTGGACCCGTCGCAGTTGGAAATCCGGTCGGAGGGGGACGGCGGGGACAGGCGAAGGTTGCAGCGGAAGTTCAACCTGCGAAAGCCCAGGAGGCGGGATGAATGAAGGCCGCCTGTTAGCCTACCTCGATGATCGGCTCGGCGGGCATACCGGCTCAGGGCCGGAATATCAGTATCATTGTCCGTTCTGTATCGACAGGGTGGGCGACGAGTCCACCAAGCGGAAACTGTGGGTCAACGTCGCAAAGGGAAAGGCGTTCTGCTACCGATGCGGGTTCTCGGCCGCAACGGTGCGGTATCTCTTGACGGCCGCGTGCGGCGGCGAGTTGGACGCGGCGGCTCAGGCGGTGCTGGATGAATCCCCGCTGTCGGTGGAAGCCGGGCGGCTGGAGGAAGCGTTGCGGTCGCGGTCCGTCTCTACGGTCGAAACGCCTCCGAAGCCGGTTCCCCTGCCGCCGGAGTTTCGGCATTTATCGCGCTGTAAATCCGGTCCGTACCGGAGAGGCCCGGACTATCTGTTTCGCCAGCGCGGGGTGTCGCCGGAGCGGGCGCGCGATTTCGGGGTCGGGTATTGTGCCTACGGGAAGTACGCCCAGCGCGTCGTCTTTCCGGTCTGGCAGGGCGGGCGTCAGGTGTATTTCACGACTCGGACGGTTTTGAGTTCTGATCGTGTTCCGAAAACGCTGAACCCGCCAAACGAGGACGGGCACTACCGCCGGACGGACTGCCTGCTGGGGTTCGACCGATGCGTTGGCGCGCCGCTGGTTGCGGTGGTCGAGGGGCCGCTGGACTGCATGGCGTTCGATTATGCGGTCGCGTTGATGGGGTCCACGATTGCCCGTCCGCAGGTGGACTTGCTGGTGCGCCTTGCGGAAAGCGGAATGACCGAGTGTGTCGTCGCCCTGGACGCTGACGCGGCGGAGAAGGCTGCCGCTATCTACGCGGTGCTGGCCGACGCTCTGCCGTGCCGTGTTTCCGTTCTGTCGCTGGACTGGGGCGACCCCCACGACCGGAGGAATGAGTTGCCCCGCTTGCTTGCGGCTCGTTCCCAGGGTGTTCCGCTGTTGGCGCGCGTAGCAAGATTGTCGAGCGGTAGATAAATGACGCTTGACATGCGTTGGAGTGTTCGGTAATATCTTCTCGGCGTCGATGGTTCATCGGGGCGGCCCGGTGGGTCGATGGTCAACCTGCGAATCGTCCGGGGTGCGTGCCCGGAAAGGAGTAGTTATGTCGTTCGCGTCGAAAGTCAAGGTAGGGGCGGTTCAAGCCGATCCCGTCTCGCCGGGGTTTGTCCTGCCAGCCCCCGATGTGGTCCACTATCCTGCCAACGCCGTCGATGAGTTTCGGCGCGCCCTGACCGAGCAGGAGGCCGCCGTCGAGTATGTGGACGGTTCCGCTCTCGGTGAGTTCGACTTGACGGGTCAGACCGAAAACGGTCTGGTCGTGTCGCAAGCGGCTTTCAGCGACCTCTGTCACGTCTGCAACGTCCCCTCCTCCTTCGTTCGCCGTGTCGCTCAGTTCGACGAGGACGTGGCGAGGACTCTGGTTGGTAGCGTCATCCGCAACGTCTGGCAGGCGGAGTTCGCCTCGTCCCGCCGTCTGGTGGTGGACCGCCGCAACAACCGTATCGAGGGCATCGTCGGTGTGGACTCGTATTCTCCCTTGTCGAACGCCCGCGCGGTGAACTACATCATGTCGTCGATGCCGGGTCTGGAGATTTCCGGCGGGTGGATTGTCGGACCGTCCATCCGTGTCACCGCCCTGACGCCAAGGCGGGTCGAGGTCCGCAAAGGCGACATCGTGCGCATCGGGACCGACGCGCAGAACTCCATCGCGGGGGACCGTTCGTTCCTGTCGTCGCTCTACATGGAGCGGCTGGTTTGCATCAACGGGTTGACCAGCCGTTCCGATGAGTCCGTCGTCCGCGTGGTGCATCGCGGGGACGTGCATGATGCGGTGCAGGGGTCGTTGGTTCGTTCGGTTCACCGCGCTGAACGCCTCATCGAGTGGTCGTCGGTAGCGGCCAATCAGTTCGTCAGTCCCGATGAAATCGTCAGCATCCGCAGGTTCATCGCGGAGTCGTCCAACGGCGGGGGGGCCAAGGTGGACCTGGCCGTGACACGACTGGCCCAGGACGAGGCGATGAGCGAGGGGCGCGCGCCGGAGGAGTTGACCCTGTGGAACTGGGTCAACGGACTGACTGCGCATGCTCGGTCGATTTCGGCTCCGAATCGTCGCGTGGTGGTGGAGGACTTGGCCTACCGGACTCTGGCGCGGTTCGTGGCGGAACTGAACTGAAGCGTCTCGCGGGGGCGGTGCGGAAACGTGCCGTCCCCGTTTTTTTCTCAAGTATGACCTTCCGATTGCCGACGTGTTACGGGGAGCCTGCGGTGTGCCGTGCCTGCGAGGAGTGCGGTGTGCGGGCCGAGTGTCTCGCCGAGCATCGGCGGGGCCGAAGCGTGTTTCTACTGCCGAGGAGTTATGAGCGTACCCGAACGAAACGAGAGGTTGCGGTGGCTGCTGCACGTTCTGCTGACTCCGAACGGGATGAGTGAGGTAACGCCGTGGGTGCTGGCGGACGAGAACGGAACGCGATACGGCATGATGACGGCGGAGCAGGCGTTGGCCGAAAACCAGCGGCTCGCAGACCAGAATGCGCCGGGCGGGCGGTGGGAGCCGCGCATCGACTCGTAGCCCCGTCGTCGGAGAATCCGCGCACGGGGTGCAACTACTGCCCGTTGTCGCCCCTGTGCGCGGATTTCAGGTTGCCCTTGCCGGACGGTTCTGTTCCGCAGGCGACGTTCGCGCGCGACGCCGCCAAGATTGTCGCGCGGTTGCACGACCCGCACACCATACGGACCCGCAACGTATCGCAGGACTGGACGCCGGTGGACATCCTGTTTGTCGGGGAGGCTCCTGGGGCTGACGAGGACAAGCGGGGCGAGCCGTTCGTCGGCAGGTCTGGAAAACTGCTGCGCGACGTGGTGGCCGACGTGGTGCTGAAGCATCATCCAGACGTTCGGGTCGGCTACTCCAATCTGGTTCGATGCCGGCCGCCCCGCAACCGAGAGCCGAGCCGGACCGAAATCGCGTCCTGCGCCCCCGAACTGCTGCGGGAGATAGCCGCGCGGAAGCCGAAAGTCCTGGTTCCTCTTGGCAACGCCAGTCTCGGCTACCTGACCGGCATGACGGGCATCACGACCGTCTGTGGTTGCGTGGTTCCGTGTACGGTGCGGGGTCTGGAGGACATGCGGGTCGTTCCTTGCGTTCACCCGGCCTACGTTCTGCGGGCCGACCACGAGATAGACCGATTCGCCGACGCCATCGGAAAGGCGGGGGAGGTGGCGTGCGGGGGGTATCGGCCTCGGAAAGGAGCCGGGCGGTACGTTACGCTCACGTCAGCCGATGATGTGGAGGCGTTGGTGGACGCGCTGCTGGAGGACGGGCGGAGGGGCGTAGTTACGGCCTTCGATACCGAGACAGGCTCCCTGACGCCGTTTCAGGACCGATTCCCGCGACTTCTGTGCTTCTCATTCTCAAACGAAGAAGGGACCGGGTATGTCGTTCCGTTCGACCATCCCGAAAGCCCCTATTTACGCGACGTAAATGCCAGGGAGCGCGTCAAGGCCGCGCTGGTGCGGTTCTTTTCGGCGGACGTTCCTCGTGTAGGGCAGAACGAGAAGTTCGACAGGCAGCACATCCAGCACGCGCTGGGGGTGGAAATCGCTGGGCTGGTCTATGACACGATGACGATGCACATGCTGATTGACGAGCGGCGGGGGACGCATGGCCTAGACCGCTTGGCGGTCCACTATACGGGCATGGGAGGCTACCACAAGCCGCTCGACGATTACGTTCGATCCCACAAGGACGCCGACCCTTCGAGGGGCGGGAGTTACGCCCACATCCCGGCCGACCTGCTGTTCGCCTATGCCGCCGCCGATGCTGACGTAACGCTTCGGGTGTTCCACCGCTTGAGGTCGTTGCCGGAATACAAGGAGAACGAGCGTTTTCAGGTTATCGCCGAGAAGTATCTACCTCGGTTGAGCCGGACGTTGGCGCGCATGGAGTATGCGGGGGCGCGTCGTGATGAGAAGGTGGTCCTGCGGTTGCGGGACGAGTGGGAGTCGAAACGCGCTGGAGCGGAATCCGCAATACGGGCGGATGCGCAGGTCCAGCGGTACGAGGCCGACCGAAAAGCCGAGAATCCGAAGTTCGTGTTCAACCCAGGCTCGGATGCACAGGTCGGGAAGGTGCTGTGGGACTACTACCGACTTTTGCCGGGAGAGTTCACGGATACCGGATTCGATGTCGCCGCCGCTCGCCTGACTCGCGCTGTCAAGCACAATCCTTCCGCGACTCTTTCCGACATCGCGGCGGAGATGGTGCGCCGCAAGGAGTGGTCCATGTTCAGCACGAAGAGCGATGTGCTGAACGGCTACGCGAGGGAGGGGAACGTGCTCGCTCCCCTGATTCTCGCCTACCGTGAGGCCAGCAAACTGCTTGGGACTTACATCGAACCGATGCTGCACCAGGCTGTGGACGGGATGATTCACGGCTCGTTTCACATGGGCGGGGCGGCGACGGGTCGGCTGTCGTCGTCCGACCCGAACCTTCAGAACATCCCCCTGTCGATGCGGAAGGCGTATTGCTCAAGATTCGACGACGGGTACATCCTGTCGGCGGACTACTCGCAGATCGAACTGCGGGTCGCGGCGTCCCTCTTCCGCGACCGCCCGATGATTCAGACGTATCGCAAGGGAGACGACCTGCATCTGCGGACGTGTCTCGAAGTGTTCGGCATGACCGAGCAGGAGTACCGCGCGTTGCCGAAGGAAGTTCAGAAGGAGCGGCGGACCTGCGCCAAGGCCGTCAACTTCGGGATCATTTACAGCATCGGTCCTGAAGGACTCCAGACCGCTCTACGGCGGAACGGGGTGTTCGTGTCCGTTTCGCGGTGCGAACGCATGATTCGGGCGTTCGAGAACGCCCACCAGGACTTGGTGGGCAACATGGAGAGGTTATGGAGGCAGGTGCGGAGGACCGGACAGGTTGTGTCCTACACCGGACGGGTTCGGCGTCTGCCGGAGGTGTTTTCGTCGTTGCCTGAGTTGGTGGGTCGGGCGAGGCGGCAGGCGATCAACTTCCCCGTGCAGTACGGCGCGGCGGAGATGACTCTGATGGCGCTGGTGCTCATCGACGAGGAAATCCGGCGGCGGGGGTGGCGGTCGGTTCCCATCGTTACGGTACACGATTCCATCGTGGTCGATTGTCCCGCGAAGGAGGTCGTTCCGGTGGCGAAGATGATGAAGCGCATCATGGAGCATCTGCCGGACTACGCCGACGCTGTGCTGCCCGGCATCGACTGGTCTTGGCTGCGGGTTCCGATTGTCGCCGAGTTCGATGTCGGGAAGTCGTGGGGCGGCGTCGAGTTCGACCCGGACGCCATCACGTCGCGTCGGCCGGACTCCCCGTTGTACGGCCAGGACGGAAAACTGGCCCGTCGCCCCGCGACTGAGCGGGAGTTGTTTGAGTGTGCGGTGGCAGCGTAAATATGCCTACTAATCGCTTGACACAGCCGAAGGGTCGTGGTAGTATTCGTCGTCGTGGAGCATTTCACGGCGAAAGTTGTCTTGCGGGCGTGGTGTTGACGCTGATTCTGGAAAACGGCGAGAAGGCGGAGTTTTCCGTGGCTGACGAAGTTGCGATTGATGCGGCGAGGGCGGTTGAGCAGGCGTCGGAAGCGCCGGCGCGCCTCGCGTTCTGGAACTGGCAGGCCGCGCGTGCTGCGGCTGCTGTTCGTCGCCAGCAGGACCGGCTGACGCGGCTGGTCGCCATGTCGCGCCGCGTCTATCGGAAATGGATTGACGAGGAGACGGATCGTAGCAGTTCCGAGTTCGGTTTGGTCGGGGAGTACGTCGATACCGACCGGGACGTGGTGGCCGCGCGGAAGCGGCTGTCCGAGTTGCAGGAACAGGACGAGTTGGTTCAATCGGTGCGCGATGCGGTGGAGCATCGCGCTTTTGTTCTACGCCGCCTGATGGCGAACGAGTCCAATCAGGTCGATGACCGCTAATGACTCTATGCCCTGTGCGGCTGGTTTCTTTCAGGAGAGGGTGTCATGCCCAAACTTTCCCCGGAAGTTCGCGCGAGGCTGATGGCGGATTCCGCCTCGATGCGAAGGTCGGTGCTCATCCGCTGCAACGCTTCCTTCACGAAGGGCCGCTACCGAATCCTTCCCCGCAAGGAGGGCGACCCGACGACCGCCGTTCGGGTCGTTACGCTGTGGAGCGACGCTTGCAAGGCGCACACGGTGTCGGTCGAGACGTTCGGGTTTCGTTGCCCCGTGATGGATTACCTGGCGAAGGCCAACAAGAAGGCCCGTCAGAAGGCTCGGAGCGTCGTCAACCCCAGCACCGAGTTCTACGCGGCTGTGCATGACCGTCTGGACCCTGGAAGCCCCGACGCCCCCAACATTCGGGTTCTGCCGCTCAAGCCCATCGCGTTCACGCAGATCAGCGACTACATGCGCGAGAGCGAGGACGACACGAGTGAGGGCGGGGACGACATCCTCGATCCCAACGGCGGGCGGGACATCATCCTGCGGCGCAAGTCGCAGGGCGACCGGGTTACATGGACGGTCAAGTTCTGCGACCCGTCTCCGCTCGGCGCGCTTCGGCCGGGCGACGAGAAAGACCCCGCGTGGCATAAGGGGTTGCTCAAGGCCGCCGCCGACTTCAACGTGCGCGACCACATCTACCTCACGGATTGGTCGGTCGTTGAGTCGATTTACGAGGCGTTGACCGGCGAGCCGGTTCCTTCGAGTTATCGGAAGCAGGACGGTCTGGACGACGTTCTCTACGTCGATGATGACGCCGGCGATGATGACGATGAGGACGACAGCGACGAGGACGCGCCCCCCCGCCGCGCGCCGAAGGCGAAGTCCGTCGATGACGACGAGGACACTGACGATGATGATGACGCCAGCGACGACGAGGACGCCAGCGACGACGAGGATGCGCCCCCACGGCGTGCGCCGAAGGCGCAGGATGCCGACGGACCGGCGGCTAAGTACAAGCCGGACGACCGTGTTCGCTACCGGACTGAGGATGACGGTCCCGTACTGTTGTCCGGCAAGGTGCTCGACGTGAACCGTTCTGGAGGAGAGTACGTTTACGGCGTGGAGTCCGATGCGGACGGTGCGGTGTACGACGTGCCGGAGAACTACATCGTGGGCTTCGCCGACAGTCCGAAGTCGGGCAGGAAGGTCAAGGGCGACTCAGGAGAAGCCCCCCCGTCGGTCGAGAGCGTTTCTCCCAACAAGCCGCTTGCGTCGGCGGCGATGAAGCGGCGGTTCAGCAAGTAGATTTACGCAGCGTAAATCGGTCCGGCATCGTGCCGGACCGATTTACTGCTATCCGGGGGCATCATGTTCAAGGCTGGAGATTCCGTTACGATTTCGGCGTCAACGCCCATTTCCATCAGTAGGTTCGTGAACCTGAAGCCGCTGGTGTCGCTCACCAGAGTTGTCGGCGATGACGCCGAAGTGGACGCGATGCGGCGCGAGGTGGACGCTTTGTACGCGCAAGCCGTTCTGGACGAGTTGGACCGCTACGTGGCGTTCGCGTCGTGCGAGTCCACTGAGGACATAGCGAGAATCTGTCAGGAGAGAATCCGTGTTTTCCAAACGAGTGTCAGCCGCGTTGCGCCCGCCCGCCCCTCCGCTCGAAAAGGTCCGCATGGAGCGGGCGAAAGCCCATCGCAGGCCCGCTAACCGGGCCGCAGCCAAAGACGATATCGACGGCGTGGTGCGCGGTGTCGTGGCCGGTTTGAGGGCGACGAAAATCGGCAAGGAGTCGAGCGTCCAGTTGTTCGGGGAGGACACCGAAGCCGACGTGCGCGAGTGGATTTCTACGGGGTTTCCGAACATCGACGCGATATTCGGCGGGGGCTGGCCCGTAGGGCGCATCTCCGAACTGAGCGGTGCGGAAGCCAGCGGTAAGTCCGCGCTGGCCGATTTCAGCATCGTGCAGGTGCAGAAGATGGGCGGCTACGCCGTGGTTCTAGATTTCGAGAACACGAGGACGAAGGATCGCCTTGTTCAATGTGGGGCCGACCTGAATCGAATCGTGTTCCCCCGTCCGCAGACCGCCGAGCAGGGCTGGGAAATCGTCTGGCGTCTGATGGATGAGATTGTTGGTCAGAAGAACAAACCGCCGGTCCTGTTCGTGTGGGACTCCCTGGGCGGTACGGATATCGAGGATGCCGACCAGCCCGGCGGGCTGGCCCGCGTCATGTCGAAGCACCTGCGCCGTCTTTATCATCGCGCCCCTTCCGTTCGGGCGCATTTTCTGTTCGTGAATCAGGAGCGGGACAAGTTCGGCGGTAGGTCGTTCATCAGGGAGACGGATACGCCTGGCGGTCGTGCTCTCAAGTTCGCCTGCACGATACGCGCCCAGTGCCGAGCGTGGTATCTACCTCGCAAGGGCGTTCCCAAGACGGGTTTGTGTTGCTCGGTCAGGACCATCAAGAACAAGGTGGTCGCACCGAACCAATCGACTCAATGGGTGCTGGACTTCGCGCACGGTCCGTCTCCTGAGTTGACGGCGTTGCATCACGGTCTCGAAACACGGTGGGTCAAGACCGTTTCCGGCCTCTACACCTGCCCGCTTCTGGGCAGGGTGAGTCGCGCAGAGTGGGTCGCCCGCCTGCGGGGGGATTCCGACCTTGCGAGGCAGGTTTGGGATGAGTTGCGCCGGCGTTCGGCTGGTCCCGCAGGCGATGATGACGACGATGACGATGACGAATGTTAGCGGCATTTACGGACTGCTCGTACTTTTCGCTTGACATGCCGTAAATGCTGGGGTATTATCGCAGCGTAAATCGAACCCCGACGGGTTCGTAGGTCATTACGAGGTGTTCCATGTCCGAGACGTTTTCACTGGGTAAGCGGAAGAACAACGCCGCGCTCGCCGTCGTTCCCATCTCGTCCGTCGAGATCAAGGAAGGCTACAACCCCCGCGCCGACCTCGGCGACCTGACCGAACTTTCGGCCAGCATCGCAAAGGAGGGGATTATCGAACCCCTCATCGTGCGCCCGCAGTCAGGGAAGGGGGCCAAAGAGGGGCACTACTGGATCGTCGCGGGGGAGCGCAGGTACAGGGCGGCGAAGAAGGCGGGTGTCGAGTCTGTGCCGTGCGTCGTTCGCACTGACCTGTCCGATGACACGGACGCCTTGTGCGTCAGTGTCGCCGAGAACAGCGAGGAGGGGCGCACGCCGTTGACGGCCATCGAACTCGGTAGGACGTTCGCGCGGCTGGCCAAGACCGGCTTGAGTCCGAACGCCATTGCCGCGCGGACGGCGACCAATCATCAGAAGGTCCGCCGCGCCCTGGCCATCGTTACCGCGTCTCAGGAGGTCCAGCAGCGCGTCGCGTCGGGCGACCTGGGCATCATGGCCGCGAGCGAACTCGCTACGCTGAAGCCGAAGGAGCAGGCGAAGGTCGTGTCCGCGTTGCCGAGCGGCGCGACGGCTCAGGACGTGAAGCGGGCCGTGCGCGAGGTGCTGGATTCGACGCCATCGGCCCGCCGCCCGTCGAAGGCGGGCCGGGCCAAGACCGTCGCCAGCCCGGTATGGCGGGGGGCGCGCGAGAAGCAGCGGCTCATCAACGCGCTGTCCTACTCCTTCCTTCACCCGGACCCCGACGAGAACTTCGACACGCTTTCCGGTGCGCTGGGCGTCCTGCTTTGGGAGCGCCAGAACCTCGATACGCCTGTTTTCCCGCTCCTGGTTGGGAAGGACGGTCGCGTGATTGCCGACCCGCCCGAAGACGCGACGGCGGCCGAGAAGAAGGTCTATAAGGCGACCTACTACCTCGTCGCCAAGTTCGCCGAGGACCATGCGAAGTCGGTCAACGCGGACGCCTCCAAGGACGCGACGGACGATTCCGATGAGGCTCTTTCGGACGACGGTGCGGACGAAGGCGCGGACGAGTAGGCTTCGGTACGGCCCAGACGGGTTCCACGTCTGGGCCTTTCCCTTCGGTGTGTTATGGCTGCTATCTGGGTCGAGGATTGCGCAACGACCATGCGCACTAGGCTGGAGCCGGATTCGGTGGACCTGTTGTTTGCCGACCCCCCGTTCAACCTCGGTCAGGACTACCTTGGGTATGACGATAACAGGGAGGACTTTTCGGCGTATCTGGCGGAGCGCATCCGGTTGTGCCCCCGCGTTGTTCGCCCCGGCGGTGCGGTTGTATGGCACGTTCCAGACCGTTGGGCGGCACTGACCTACACGGTCCTGGCCGAGACGTTGGAGCCGGTCAACTGGATTATTCTGCATCAGGAGTTCGGCCAGTTTTCCGACGGGCGCTTTATCGTGTCGAAGGTGCATTGCCTGTATTTCGCAAAGCCAGGCGGGAAGCGCACCTTCAACGTGGAGGAGGTATTGGAGCCGTCGGCCCGCCTGCTCAGCGGCGACAAGCGCGTTTCGGAGAGCCGCTACGGGGGGATGCGGCCTTTTCTCGACGTGTGGTACGGCCCGTATCTCGGACGGGTGCAGGGTAACAGCGCGGAGCGTTGCAAGGCCCATCCCAACCAACTGCCGGAGATGTATCTGGCTCGCATCGCCCGCGCGCTGTCGAACTCCGGCGACGTGGTGTACGACCCGTTCGTCGGGAGCGGGACTACGCTGGTGGTCGCCGAGGCGTTGGGTCGGCGCGCCTGCGGGAGCGAGATTTCCCCGGACGCAGCGAAGTCGGCCCGCGAGCGCGTTCGGCGCGGTCCCGTGCGGAACGTTTCGGGTTCGTTGGTTACTCGTTCGGACGCGTCGGGGCCGGTGAGTGATGAGTAGCGTAACGCTGACTCCAGAACAGCAGGTCGCGGCCGACGGAGCCGTTGATTTCCTGATGTCCCGCGCGGCTGGGTTCCGCTCCATCGGAGGTTACGCGGGAACTGGAAAGACTACGGTGATTTCCGATGTTTGCCGCAGGACGGGGGAGGCGGGTCTGGCAACCGCTGTCTGTGCCTTCACGGGGAAGGCGGCGAGTGTCTTGAGGAAGAAGGGGGTTTCGGCCGGAACGATTCATTCGCTCATCTACGTTCCAACGCCCGACCCTCGCGGTCGCGTTTCCTTCGTTTTGAAGGCCGACATCCCCTATGACTGCATCATCGTGGATGAGGCGTCGATGGTCAGCGCCCAGTTGTGGTCTGACCTTCTTTCGTTTCGCAAACCGATTCTCCTGGTCGGCGATATCGGCCAGTTGGAGCCGATAGGCGACAATCCCAAACTGTTGGCGAAACCGACGTGGCGGCTCGAACAGGTCCACCGGCAGGCGGAGTCCTCTCCCATCATCAGGTTTGCTACGGCGGCGCGTCGGGGGAGTCGCCTTCCCCGCAGTTGCCCGCCTGAGTTGCTGGTGGGTCGTCGAGGCGATTTCATCGACGCGATGCTGGACGTGGACCAGTGCGTTTGCGGATACAACGCTACGCGCCACCGATTCAACTCCGCTTTTCGGGACCATTACGGATACCGAAACGTCTTGAACGTCGGGGATAAGGTCATCTGCCTGCGGAACAACCGGAAACTCGGATTGTTCAACGGAATGATGGGTCGGATTACGGGTGTGGGCGACGTGTATCGTGATATGGTGGTCGCGTCCGTATTGGGGGACGATGGCGTAGAGCGGTCGCGGCTGCCGATGGCTCTCTGCGCGTTCGGGGGGGAGGTTCCCGATACCCCGCAGCCTGGGATGACGTATTGGGATTACGGGTATGTCGTAACGTGCCACAAGGCGCAGGGGTCCGAGTGGGATTCCGTTGCGGTGCTGGAGGAGATTTCCTCAAGTTGGGATGCCCGCAGGTGGGTTTACACCGCCGCTACGCGGGCGTCGGAGCGTCTGGTCTATTGTCATGGAGGATGAACGATGTCGCCGTGTCCGGTGATTGTGGACGCTCCCAGCGTCATCAAGCGGGCCATATTCGCGTCCGTTATGGACGACTTTCGCGCCGGGATATGGACGGGGGGTATTTACGGGGCTACGGCTATGCTTGCGAGCGTGCTGTCGCATGTGCCTCCCCCGCGATGCACGGCCGGTCCCGTGGTGGCCATGTTCGACGGGGGTATCCCGCCGCACAGGAAGGCGGCGATACCGGGCTACAAGTCGGGCCGCGAGGAGCGGCGTCGCTTGCTGACGGAGGACCAGCATGAAAAGGCGATGGCGCAGGTGGGCGAGACCCGAAAGTTCTGGGAGACGCTGGGCGTCCAGTGTGCCGCCTACGGGGATTACGAGGCCGACGATGCGGTGGCGGCGATGGTCCGGCTTACGGTGTCGATGGGGTGTCGTCCGATTGTGGTCAGCGGGGACCGCGACCTGTATCAGACGGTCAATATGGGCGCGTCGATGTGGGACGTGGCCGCGCGCCGGCTGGTGGATGCCGTGTCCTTCAAGTCTTTGGTCGGGGTGCTGCCGAACCAGTATGTCGTTTACCGTGCCCTCGTGGGCGACTCGTCGGATTCAATCCGGGGGGTTCGCGGTGTAGGCCCCAAGCGGGCCGTCGGTCTGGTCCAGGAGGCGGCCGGCACACATGGTTTGCCGTCTGTGATGCTTTCCCGCATCGTCAAGCATTTACGCAGCGTAAATCCACGTTTGGAGTGGCAGCAGGCTGTTATCGACGACGAGGCGCGGTTGAATAAGGTTATTGTCGGCATCGACCTGTCCGGTTCGTTTTCGGACTACGTTTCACTGCGCCGTCTGGTCCTGTCGTCGTCGAAGCCAGCCCGAAGCGGGTACGAGTCGGCCTGTCGGAAGTACCGATTCTTTCGTTTTCTGGATGAGGCGTCGGTTTATCTGGAGCCGTTCGTTCGGGCGGCTACGGTTTCGATTCCGCTGGAGGAGGGTTTGCCATGCTGACGGTGACACGGAACAGCGGGCAGTCGGTGGTGTTGGTGGACTCGCGGACGAACGACCTGATTGCGGTCGTCATCGTGTTTCGGGCGAAGGGAAGTAACTGTATCTCCGTGTCGGTCGGCGCGCCGTCGTCCGTGCGCATCTCGCGCGAGGAGTTGTTGTCGCCGGTGGACGACAAGGGCGTCCTGGAACTCGTGCGCCGCCTGCGAGGAAAGGCTTAGCATGAAGATTGCCATTACAGCGGACCTTCAGATGGACATGCAGGCGTCTGTAGGGGTGGTTCAGCCGGACGGGTTGACAGACCGGCTGAACCACCGCATCGACTGCCTGCGATGGGTTGCGCAGGAGGCCGTCGAGCGGGGGTGCCCGTATCTGTTCGTTCTGGGCGATATCTTCGACAACCGTAGTGCCGTGGATGTCGGGGTGCTAGATGCCGTCTGCTCGGCGTTTGCCGGTATCGCGGGGTCGTTTCGAAGGATTGTGGTCCTTCCTGGGAATCACGACAGTTACCTGCGAAACGCCCGCATTACGTCGCTGCGCGCCCTGGTCGGGACGTGTCAGGTCGTGACCTCCAGCGTGCGCATGGAACTGGACGGCGTAACCGCCCTGCTGGTTCCGTGGCAGGAGCGGGTCGAGGACTACACGAATGAGATTGGTTCGGCCGGAATGAAGTCGATGGATTCGGCGGTGCTGATGACGCACGCTCTGCTGGAATCGGCGGTGCCCGGTAAGGGAATCCCTCTGTCGGCGCTGGAACCCCGCGGGAAGTTTCGGCGCGTGTTCCTCGGCGATGTGCATGAGCCGCAGGATGTAACGGGGGACGGGCGGGTTCAGTATGTCGGCGCGCCCATGCAGTACGACTACGGGGACGCGGGAGGCCGCAGGGGGTTTGTCGTTTACGACACGAAGAAGGACAAAGTGGAGTTCGTCTCGAACGTTGTGTCCCCGAAGTTTGCCGTCGTCAAGGATCGCGGGACGGCGGAGGCGGCGAATCGGTCGATGGCGACCTACGTTCGGGTTTTGGGCGGGGCGGAGTTTGTCGGCAAGCCCGGCGTGGTCGTGGAGCGCATCGACCCGCCTCCGTCGATGGCTCCGTCGCGTTTGGGGGTGACGGCTGCGTCGTCTCCTCTGGCCGTGATTCGGTCCTACGTCGAGGCTGTGGCGAACGAAGCGGACAGGGAGAGGCTTGTCGAAGCGGGCGTGGCTTTGTTTGCTCGCGGGAACGGCATGGAGGTTTCGGATGTGGCAGGACAAGGTGAGGAAACTTCTCAGCACCGCCAAGCGGAAAGTCGAGTTGAGGGCGGAGGCGAAACTGGACGCGCTGTTGCGCCGAACCGTGTACGCCGACGTAGCGAAGCAGGCGCGCCAGCCCGTCGTGATTCGCAAAGCCCCGATTCCCGGCGACCCGTTCGATAGGCCGCGTCAGGTCGTCATCCTCGGTATCGCCATGCACGACGATTGCGCGGTTCGGCTGGACCGGAAGGCGGCCGACGTGCTACGCGGTCGTGGCGACAAGGTGTATGAGTTGCGGGTGGTGATGCGGTACGGAGGGGTGCAGGTCGTCCGTGCGTCCGCGTCGGAACTAGGCGGTATTGTGGACCGTATCGAGCGGTCCAGAAAGGCGGACTATGCGCATAGGTAAGGTGGAGTATCGCAACTTCGGTCCGTTCGAGTCTGCTACGGTCGATTTCGACCGTCCCGGTCTGACCGTCATCGAGGGGGTGATGCGAGGCCGGACCGGCGCATCGTCGAACGGGTCGGGCAAGTCTTTTCTGCTGGACGGCGTTGCATGGGCCTTGTTCGGTCGGTGTCTGCGCGAGCGGTATGCCGGGGATGACGTAGTGCGTCACGGTGCGGATGGGGCGAGGGTGGACGTGGTTCTGAAAACTCCGTCCGGTGATGTCGTGGTTTCCAGAACACGGGGGGGCAGGGGCGGCAACACAACGCGGGTTCTGGTGGGCGGGAAGGACGTGTCCCGCGGGACGGCGGCGGAAACGGATGCGATGCTGGTCCAGAGCGTCGTCGGGATGGATTACATCGGGTTCTGCAATACGACCGCGTTCGGGGCGCGGGAGGACGTGAGGGGGTTCTTCTCCGCTACGGATTCGCAGCGGAAGGAACTGCTCGATTCGCTGCTGGGGCTGGATGTGTGGGTGCGCGCCGAGGGTGCGGCTATCGAGGAGCGGAACAAGGTTCGTGAGCGGAAAACGCTGTTGGCGGCGTCGGTTCTCCGCTGTCGAGAGGCCGTCGGGCTGGCGCGGCAGGCGGTCCAGCAGGCCGAGGAGTCGGTCGAAACGCTACGGGCATCTGGAACCGACCTGCTTGAGGAGACCGCCAGGAAGGCGGAAAAGGCTGTCGCCAGGGCTACGGCCGATGAAAAGGAAGCGCGCGACGCGATGCAGCGTTGCGTCCAGGATGAGCAGGAGTCTGTGTGCCGTTACGAGGAGGCGGCGAAACGGTTTCAGCGCGAACAGGCCCGGCTGTCCGAAATCTACGCGCGCTTGCGGGGCGAGAGGGATGTGGCCAGAGCCAACGTCGAGTCGGTGCGGTCCCGCCTGAAGGCGGCGGAGTCGATGGGGGCGGTGTGCGACAAGTGCGGACAGCCGATTCGCGGGGAGCATCGGGAGTCGTCCGTAGCGGCGTTGCGGCGGGAACTGAAGTTGGCGACGGAAGCGGAGCATCGGGCGGAGGCTGCGCTGAAGGCGGCGGAGGCGGAACGGGATGCGCTGCGCCCCCCCGCCAGGCCGGTGTCCAACGTTCAGGCGTATTTACAGCGCGTAAATGCGGCACAGGCTGAGCGGGTGCGTGCCGAGCGGGTTCGCGCCGAGGCGGCCGACGCGCTACGGACGGCTCAGGCTCGTCTGGATGCTGCGGTCGGGCGTCTCGAAGCGGCGCGTCGTGAGTTGGAGAGCCGTCTGGACATGCTGGGGGAGGCCGAGCGGGACGAGGCCGCCGCTACGAGTGCCCTCGCAGTCGCGGACTTCTGGGTGGCTGGTTTCGGGGCGAAGGGCGTCAGGAGCCACATCATTGAGTCTGCGATGGCTGGAATAAACGAGGACGCGACGCGATATGTTCAGCGTCTTGCGGGGGCGGGAGCCTACGTTCAGTTGCGGCCCACGACCGACCTGAAAACGAGGAGCGGGGCGGCGGAACGCATCAGCGTTGCCGCCCATATTCCGAACTGCACGGACACCTACTACGGCGCGAGCAAGGGTCAGAAAAAGCGGTTCGACATCGCTCTGTTGCTGGCGTTGCGGGATTACGTCGTCCGCAGGACTCCCGCGTGCCTCGATCAGTTGTTTCTGGACGAGGCGTTCGACGGGCTGGACCGCGCCGGTTGCGAAGCCGTGGTTGACCTGCTTTCCGATATGTCGAAGCAGATTCCCGTTGTGCTGGTCACTCACGACGACGCGCTGCGGAGTGCCGGAGACAGGACGATTCGAGTGATTCACGACGGGACTACGGCGAAAGTAGTTGCATGATACCGACTTATTGCGTATTATTCGTCGGACCATGAAGGCAGGGAACGGTCGTATCAAGGGCAACGCTGCCGAAAACGAGGTGTGCCGGTTTTTGTCGTCGTGGGTCTGCGGAACTCCAGCCGGAACGCCCGTCCGGTTGTTGCCGTTTCGACGGAGGTTGACTACGGCGACAATGACCGGATGGGACGGAGCCGGAGACGTATGCTGGTCCCCGTCCGTGGAGTTTCCGTTCTGCGTAGAAGTCAAGGCTGTCGAGGGGTGGTCTCTCGACGGGATGTTTGATCCTGCATGGAGGTTGCTGCGGTGGTGGAGCCAGGCGGAAAGGCAAGCGGACGAGGCGGGTCTGGAGCCGATGCTTTTCGCGCTGCGCAGCCGTCGCGTTCCGTTGGTCGTCTTATCTGAGGTGTTTTCCCAATGTCTGCTGCAACCACACGCAAGGCTGCTAAGAGCGCAACCGCACACGCTGCTCGTCGTTCCGGTAGATTCGCTGGCGAAGATTCCGTTCCGTCTGTTTTCGAGAGTGCTGAAATCAAAGGCGTCTCGAAGCGAACCCGCAAGTTGACCCCGGCTGGAATCGTCGAGAACGTTGTCGCGCTCTCCGGTCAGTTTGCGCATCCCATTTCGGAGGATGCCGTGCGGGATGCTTGCACCGCCCTGTTCGCGGTAGTCCGAAACGCGCTTCTCAGGGGTTACGGAGTCGCCCTTCCCGGTGTGGGGTCCATCGTGGTTTACCGGCGTCCGCCCATACGCAGGCGCGACCTGCACACGGGCGAGGTGTATCAGTCCCCCCCGCGATACCGCACCCGGTTTGTCGTGTCGTCCAAACTGAGGACGACCCTGAAGGAGTTGGGATGACGCGGGAGGAGCGGGAACTTCTGCACTACGCGATGGCGTATGGGCCGTACGCGCTGGTCGAGGACAGGGGGATGTCCGCGCCGGATGTCGATGCGTTCCTTTCCCGTCCTGATGTGCGGGACGAGCGGAAGAGGCTGGAGGACTTGCTGGCCGACGCTTCCGCTGCCGAGGCCCGCCGTCGCTACTTCGCCAGGCGCGCCGTCGGGCGGATGGTTCCGCAGGCGGTGCAGGTCATTTCCGATGCGCTGCGCGGGAACGAGTACGTCAGGGATTCGCACGGAAATCTGATGCTCGACCAGAACGGAAACTTCATCGTCCGCGAGCCGATGCCGACGAAGGTCCAGGTGGACGCCGCGAAGTTTGTTCTGTCCGACGCCGGAATCGGCGGAAAAGACGATGTGGGGCAGGTCGTGCTTGAGCATCGGGTTTCGATGCCGATTCAGATAACCTACCCGGAGGACGCCAGAAGCGACGAGGAGAAGGCCATGTCGCGGGAGCGCGTCCGCAACGCGATTATGCGCCTTGCCGCCCCTCTGCTGGAGGCGCATCGGGAGATTGACCGGCGGGTTGTGAGAAGGCGACATGGCCGCAAACCGAGGAAAGCGTAACGCTACCGAAGAGTATCAGCGTTTGTTCGACCGTGTGGCCGAGGAGTTGGTTCACGGCCACCGCGACCTGTTCGATTCGCTCCGGCCGGCCGAGCGGAAACTGGTCATCGACTACATGGCGGAAGTCCTTGCGGACGGGAGGCTGGACAACAGCATTTCCAGCGTTCTGTGGGAGTTGGATTACGTTCGCCGTCCGGTGGGGATCGAGGAGTTCATCCGTTCTGACGATTATCTGGGTCGGACTTGCGCCCAGTTCGATGCCCAATGGGTGCGCGACCTTCAGGCCGTATTCGCCCCAGGCAGTTCCATCTACGTCTGGGTGATGCGGGGGGCCATCGGCATCGGAAAGACCGTCGTGGCCATGGCCGCCATCGCGTACACGATTTACAGGATGTCGTGTCTGCGCGACCCGGCGAGGTATTACGGGCTGTTGGCGAACTCGCTCATCGTGTTCGGAATCTACTCGATCACGAAGCGGCAGGTTGCCGACGCCGGTTACTGGAAACTGAGGGAATACATCGACAACAGCCGGTACTTCCAGGACCACTACCCCCGCGATCAGAAACTAGAAACGAAGATTGTCTTTCAGCGGCAGCGGGTGCAGGTGGTTCCCGGTTCAAGGCAGTTGCACGTCCTCGGACTGGACTTGTTCAGCGTGGCGATGGACGAGGCGAACTTCATGTCGCATCGCGTGGACAAGGAAACCGGAAAGACCATCGGGCAAGCCTACGAGTTGTTCAACGCCACCAGCGCGAGAATCATGTCGCGGTTCATGCGGCCCGGCGGGGTCATTCCGGGGCTGATGCTGCTCATGTCGTCCGAGCAGTCTCAGACCGACTTTCTGGCGAACTACCTCGCGTCCGCGTCGAAGAACCAGTACCGGCCCGGTCAGCGCGGTCAGGTCACGGAGCATCTTTACGTTTCGCACTACGCACTGTGGGAGATTCGGTCCCACCGTTACTCCCGCCGGTATTTCACGGTCGAGGTGGGGGACCGCGTGTTCCCGTCGCGCATCCTGGGGGACTCGGATACGCCGCGCCCGGGCGCGCAGACGGTGCAGGTTCCGATGGACTTCTACTCCAGGTTTGTCGAGGACGTGGACCAGCACCTTCGGGACATCGCGGGCGTCGCCACCGTCAACGTGTCGCCGTTTATCCGCGACCCCCGCGTGGTTCACGATGCCGTTGACCGCAGGCTGTCGCATCCGTTCACGAAAACCGAGATTACGCTTTCGACGGATGAAGCCACAACGCTCCCCGACTATTTCCTGTTGCGCAAGGTCGCCAAGGTCCACGGCGGCGCGTGGGTTCCGAAGCGTCATCCTGGGTCGTTTCGCTACGTTCATCTGGACCTGGCATTGACGGGGGACTGCCTCGGTATCGGCATGGTTCATCCGGCCGGGTGGCGCAGGGTGGAGACGGCGCGGAGCGACGGGACGGTGATGGTCAGGGCCATGCCGCTCATCGAAGTCGATTTTGTGCTACGGGTCCGTCCCCCAGTGTCGGGGGAAATCGACATCTCGAAGGCGACCGCGTTCGTCGAGTACCTCCGCAGCATCTTTCCCATCCGTGTCGTATCGTTCGACGAGTATCAGTCGCGCCACTCGATTCAGATATTGAGGAAGGCGGGGTTCGATGCGAAGGTTACGTCGGTGGACAGGGACGACAAGGCGTACCTGGGCCTGCGGTCGGCGTTCTACGAGCGTCGGATGGCGATGTACGCCTATGAGCCGTTGATTGACGAACTGCTGGACCTCCAGCGGGACGTGCGCTCGTCCAAGGTGGACCATCCTGAGCGGGCGTCCAAAGGCGGTAAGGGAAGCAAGGACGTAGCCGACGGTCTGTGCGGCGCTGTGTGGGACTGCATGGAGGACGAGGCGGCATGGCGCGAGGTCGTGCCCCTGCTCGACGGTGGGGAGGATTTACGCAGCGTAAATCGGGGAGGGGGACCGGAGCCTTCCGTGCCCGCATCGACGACGGTAACTCCGGCAGGGCGTCGCATTGACTGGGACCGCTTGGTGAGCAATCTGGGAAGAAGGTAGGATTCAGGCATGGACACGGATAAGCCTCTGTCTATCGGACCCCACAAGGCGGGGCTGTTCACGCGACTCCTGAGCCTGTTCCGTCGGGACCGGCGGCCTCTGCTGCCCGTCGAGGACGATTTCGACGACCTCGCGCGGTCCCTGGTTACGTCCCGCTACGTCCTGGGTCAGGACCGACGCCACAGGTACATGATTTACAGCGAGATGGACCAGTTCGACATGGTTTCGTCGATTCTGGACCTCTACGCGGAGGAGGCGGCGCAGAAGGACGCGAGCACGCAGCGGACGGTGTGGGTTGAGTCGAAGAACGAGAAACTTGTCCGTGCGGGGGACGAGTGCTTGCGCAACCTTCAGGTCGAGGACAGGATTTTCTCCATCGCGCGCTCGATGTGCCTGTTCGGGGACCGATTCCAGCGGCTTATCTACCAGACCGGAAAGGGCGTCGTGGGGTGGAAATACGCCCCGCCGGACCTCGTGAAGAGGCGAGACGATAAGTACGACCGTCTCATCGGTTTCACGCAGGACGGAAAGAAGTTCCGACCGCCGCGAGACCATCCGGTGTCGTGGCCCTGGGACTACATCCACTTCCGCCTGCTGGGGCGGGACGACTGGACGCAGTACGGGACCAGCCTGTGCTACCCCGCAGTCCGTCCGTGGCGGCAGTTGTTGCTCGCGGAGACGGCGGTGCTGATGTACCGACTGAAGCGCGCCCCCGACCGCAACCTGATTCTCGCGGACGTGGCTGGCATGGACCCGGTGGAGCGGGCGGCGTATCTCAACGCGCTGCGCAAGCGGCTGCGCAAGAGCGAGTTCGTGGACCCCGCCGCCGCGTCCTACCGCAATCAATACAATCCCATTACGGCGAACGAGGACATCTTCCTGCCGGTGGACAGCGATAATCAGACCCGCATCGAAACGCTGTCCGGGGCGGGGAACATGGACCAGTTGTTTGACCTCGACTACTTCCGCAACAAGTTCTTCGGCGCGTTTCGAGTGCCGAAGGCGTTTGCGGGGTTCGAGGGGGAGATCAACGCGCGCGCGACGCTGGTGCACCAGGACATCCGGTTTGCCCGGACGGTCAAGCGGATTCAGCGGGCGCTGATTTACGGGTTGCGTTCGGTGCTGGAGTTGAACTACGCCCTTCTGTCGGAGAGTGAAGGCGGGTTTACGTCCGGGGACGAGTTTCGCGTGATGCTGCCGGTTCCGGTGTTCCTCGACGAACTGGAGCGGGTGGAACTGATGCAGGCGAGGGCGTCGCTCATTTCGTCGCTGGCGGAGTGGGGTCAGTCCCTTCAGATTGACGTGCGCGTCTGGGCGACCTATCTGTTGCTCAACTACGCCCACCTGCCGGAGGAGTTGGTTTTTCGGCTGGTGCAGAAGCCGCCGGTTCCGGTGTCTGCGGTCGGCGGCAACGAGGAAATCCCCGGTGCGGAGAGCGTGCTACTCCGCGCCAAGGCCCGCGAGAAGCAGTTGGCCGAACTCGAAGCGAGGCTGGGCGTTCCGAAGGGGTCCATCACGGGTTCGCTTGGGACGGCGGGTTACACGGAGTTGACGGACGCCGAGAAGGAGATGATTCGGCGCGCGGTCGATGTGAATCCGCAACTGCGCCAATCCCTGCGGAACATCGTCGCGCTGACTGAGGACTACGGAGCGAGCCAGGTGGACCCCAGCACCGTCGCCCCAAGATACTGGGACGAGAGCAGGGATGCGGTCATCGAACTGCGCGATACCTACGAGGACGACGAGGAAGCCCGTCTGCTGGTCGAACACATGGAGTCGTTGCGTGCGTCTGAAGTTTCCAAGCCGTAAACTCTTCCCCAGCGCGGACGCCTTCGCCGAGGCAATCGAATCCGTCGCGCGGGACTGCGGCCAGAATCCCTACGTTCTGGCCGATGCGGTCCTGCGCACGTTCGAGCAGATCGCCCTGCGGGTCGCAGCGGGCCGGAAGGTTCTGGTTCCCGGCTTCGGGCTGTTCAGTCCGCAGGTAGATTCCAGGAGGAAGCGAGTCTATCCTGCATTTTCGGGGGCGCGCGCCTTTCGGAACGAGGTGCGGTACGGTGTGTCCGTCAGTTCGCCGGTTGCTATCAGCGGGGTGCGTAGGCATCGGAAGAACCACCGATGGGCGCAGCCGCGCGCCGGTTGCGAGCCGACGACTCTACGCAAGACGTTCGCCCTGTCGTTGCAAACCCTCAAGTCGATGAATAGGGATATCGCATGACGGACGATGATGACATCTTCATTCTCGCGCCGTCGATGCTGCTTCCCATCGAGGAGGGCAAAGCCGTTGGAACGGCCCGGAAGTCCGAACTTCTGATGCTCAAGGACTTCTACACGAATCGAGCCTATCACCCGAACGTGCTGTCTCATGCTCGAAAGGTCGGGCAGACGGTGGGGCGGCGGAAACTGCTGGAGGTGCAGGACCGGACGCGGGACTCGCTCATCGGAATCATCAACGACTACCAGCGGGGGCGCATCGACGAGAAGCGGTTGCGGGAGCGCATGACGAATACGATGCGCTCGGCGTGGAGGAACGTCTTTCTCGCCGGCGTTCGGGCTGGTGGGCATCCAGGGGAGGGGGCCGGCCCCGGCAAGACGCTGGTGGAGATAGACGTGGGGGATGACTACTGGTTCAAGACCGCCGTGGCGCATGAGATGCGGTTTCTGAACAAGTTTATCCAAGCGATTGTGGAAGGGACGTGGCGGATGCCGCTGGAGCGGAGGGCGCAGATGTACGTCGATACCCTTTCGTCCTTCTACGAGTCCGCCCGTGTCATCGCGCTCCCCGAAGGCGTCGTCATTCACTGGACGGGTCCGAATGACGACCGGACGTGTCCGGGGTGCAAGTATCTGTTCGACCATTCGCCCTACACCAAGTTCAACCTTCCGACGACCCCCCGTGCCGGGTTGACGCCGTGCCTGTCGAACTGCCGGGATAAACTGTTCATCCGGCGGGCGGTCGAGGACGAGGTGCGCGCGGTGGAGTCGGCGGCTCGTTACACGCGCGACCAGCACATCCGTCACCTGCGGCGGATAAAGCGCAGGGGAAAGCACTAGACAACGGGATTTATCCATGCTATCATTACGGCATGGTCAATCGAATCGACGATGCGGCGGAACATCTGTTGCGGTGTCTGGACCACCTGCGTAGCCTAGTGGTCGAGGTCAGGTCGATGTCGCCTGGGCTGAAACGGGCGACGACGGCGGGATATCTCGGCGATGTGGCCGATCAGTTGTGGTCGGAGCATATCGACCGTTTGCTTCGCCTCATCGACGAGGAGGATGCTATGCTGCCAGAAGAGCGCGAGGGAGCCGGAAAGCCAGGCTTGCTGGTCGAAGATGCTACCGTTGTTGGTGGCAAGGACGTGAAAACGGGCGCGCCTGTGGTCCGTCCGAAAACGGTCGATGGGCGAGCCGATGAGTCCACCATCCCGACCGACCCCCGCGAGGCCAGTCGCCAGCGCGGGAAGGACTAAATCTGATTATTCTCTTGACAACGCCGTTTTGCCGTGTTATCATGCTTTGAGCATCAGGAGGTTACGATGACACAGGCACAGGTAACTAGCGCGGTAGTGTTGTTGGGCGAGGTCTATGACCGCGAGATTACGCGCGGCGACCTCATCACGCTTCTGTCCACGATTCGCGGGGCCGCTCCGGTGACGATTACGGCGGCGACCGACCCGCGCTTGCGCAAGACCGGGCTGCCCGACGACCTGCGCGGCGCGCGTAAGATCAGTCGCGTCAACGGCGTCGTCAACTGGCACTACGAGGCGGCGGTCAATCGTCAGCAGGTCCGTGAGGGCGGCGACGGCACGTTCGAGGCTCAGCCGCGCAAGTGGGGTGTGCGCGTCGCGGGTACGCCCTTTGTCGAGCACAAAGGCGCGCTCTACCTCGAACTCAAGGTCGAGCGGACGCTGGGGCATGTGTACGTCGATGCCGCCGGTCAGCCCGTCGAGTACGAGCGCGTCGCACCGTTCTTGTCAGAGAAGCGGTCCAACGCCGAACATCAGGGCGTCGAGCGCGAGATTGTCCTGCGGGACTACGCCATTGAGTCGATTCAGGCCATCGCTATCGGTGGGGGCCGATATCGGGTGGTGGGCTAGGCTATCTGACCCCCGGCCCCCGTCGGACGTTGTTCCGGCGGGGGCTTATTTATGTACCGGAAACCTCTACTCATCTTCGGGCTGACAGCGGCCGAAATCATGCGCGTAGGGCCTCGATTTCGCCGTCCGTGCGATGTGTGCGGGGAGGTGCCCGACGAGTACCGCCTGGACGTGCGGCGCGGGTCGGGACGGTCTCAGACCGTCTATGTGCTGTGCGAGTCCTGTGCTGGGTTGTGGTGCGAGGCGATGGCGGGCCTGTGCTCGCGCGCACAGTCGCGCTGCTATCGGCGGGGGGAGTCGATCCGGCCTCCGTTGCGGGATGTCGGAAAGCGGGAGAGTCGGGTAGCCTATATCGCTTATGGGGTCGGGGATAACCCCCGCCCGAAGCGAGGTGAATATGCTGTTGACGAGTGTGCGCGGGGGGAAACCCCGCAGCGTCCTCGCGTCGCGCGACGCGGACGGGGCTTGCGTTTGCTACGAGCCGGAGACGGGCAGGCTAGTGCGGGCGGCGACGTACCGCGAAGCCTTGGTGATTCTGAACCAGGATGAGAATGCGCCCGCCTCAGCGCCAGAAGTATCGGAGTCCGTCGTGCAGGAAACCGTCGTTGAGGCTCCCTCAGCACAACCGTTCGGCGGCGATGGGGCCGACGTTGATGCCGCCGTGGTTGAGGGTAGCCGACCGGCAGAGCATCGCCCGCGCCGTCGTCGCCGACGACGTGGCGGCGATGAGGCGGTTGGCGAACCGCCTGACGGCGGACGAACTGATGTACCCTGACGGGTACGACCAGCCGACGACATTGGACGAGGCGAATCGTGTTGGTTCGTTCAGGGTTGCCCGCTACATGCGCCGTCTTTCGGTACAATGCTCGCATGAGCGCTGGACTGAAGGCGGAACTGCTGGGTGGTCCGCTGGACGGGCTGGAAGTGCAGGTCGGGGTTCGGGACGGACGGACCCCTGATGTGGTCGTGCTAGGCGTGATGACCGGACGGTGCAGACGGGCATTGGCGTACGCGCGTCTGTGCGATGCCCGCTATGTCTTCGACGGCTACGCGCGACCGGAAGAGGTGCCGAGCGACGAAGGAGATTGCGATGGCGAAGCATGAGATCATGGTGGACCTTCCCCCCGACCAGCCGCAGCAGCAGGTCATCGCGCCGCCGACGACGGCGGACGTGGTGGATCACCTCGCGGTCGAGGACATTCCTCCTGACGCGGTGGTGCATGTCGAGGAGTACGTCGAGGTCGGGACGGGGCGAACCGTGTATCTCTACCGGCAGGTGGACCCGGACAGGACCGGAGAGCCGCTCCAGGGCGGGCGGTGTGTGTTCAAGGGGCGCGGCGAGTGCTCGGTCAAGATGCCCCACGGTCCCCCGCTGGAGGTTCAGTATCAGTTTCCCATCAACGCCTCTACGATTCGTCAGGCTTTCGCGCGTCTGGACGACGCACACGCCGTCCACAAGCCCGTCATCGAGCAGCAGGTGATGGAGCACGCCAAACGGCAGGCGGCCCGGCAACTCATTCAGCCAGCGACGGTGGCTGCGGCCCGTTCGGTCGCGGCACAGGCGATGCGATTGAAGAAGTAGTGGATTTACGCTGCGTAAATAGGGGGCGAATCGGTAGAATCGAGTCATGGCCGTCCTCATTGACCCCATCTCACCGGACCGGCGCGGTCGGATTCTGGCGGAGCCAGTTCCGTCCGTGCTGGACGGTTTGCGCCGCCTCGCGGAGTCGGGCGGGTTGAGCGACGGTGTTCGCCATTCGGACGCCTACGTCGGTGTCGTTGCATCGCTCGCCGAGAATGCGCGGGAGGTCGCCGCATACTTTGCGGTCCGCTCCCCAGCACTGACGGCGACCAAGCAGGGGGCTGGCGCGCTGTTGTTCGAGGCGTACCTGATTGAGCGGCAGCGGGAACTGTTCGAGCGTTTTGTAGAGACGCAGGCGGACGGCGACCACGACGATTTCCTCGCCGTTTTCGAGGGGATGATCCAGCCGGATGAGTTTGACCGGCTGGCGGAAGGGGTGCGCGATTTCTGCGATGTCGATATTCTTCTGTCCGCCGGGCAGGCGACCCACGATGAGATTTCAGACCTGACGATTCTCCGCTGCAAGCCGAAGGAAAGCGCGATCAAGGCGGCGGATGCTCTACGGGAGAACCCACCCATGTCGATTCGAGCGGTTGTTGCCCCGATTACTTCCCAGGAATACCGAAAAGTCGCCAACGAAGGAGGCTTGACGCACGGTGCGTTCAAGCGCTTGTTTCCAGACGCCCCCGACGATACCGGAACGGAGTTGATGGAGTACCGCGACGCCAACGGCGTGCCGTGGTACGGCTGCGAGTCGATGGGCTGGAAGCCCGACTATGACAATCGCACCGTGGAGTTGATGACGGAGAGCCGTGTGGAAGGGCTGTCGGAGGAGTACGACTCCAAGAAGCCCCGCAAGATTCGGTCGGGGATGCCGTCCAAGTGCGGCAAGCCGATCAAGATTGGCGCGCCCATCTACATCGTCCCGACCAACAAGCCGGGTAAGAAGGCGGTTCACGTCAAGTGCTTCGGTGGCAAGGATGAGTCCGTGTACGAGTCGCGCCCCCCGCGCGGCACGCCGTCGATCCGCAAACTGGTGGACGAACTGAAGGACGCGCAGGCCGATCTGCGTCCGCAGTCGGGGCGGCGCGAGCGCGACGATCAGAGCGACGTGGACGTGCGGCTTCAGGTGGTGGACGGTCGTTGGACGCTGCACGTCGGAGACGCACCCGGCGACAACGACCGTCGAGGTGCGTGGGGAACCGGCGTGTTGACTGCGAGCATGGACGATGAGGACCTGCGGGAACTGGCACGGGAACTCATTGATGACCTTCGCAACTCGTCCGAGTCCACCGCCGCTACGCTGCGCGGCGTTCGCAGCGGGCTGGTTCGCCCCGGTCGAACGTCCGACGTGGAGGACGACGGCGACAGCACCGTCGTCTGCCCGCTGTGCAGCCAGCCGCAGGGCGAGGATTCCGCGCTGGGTGTGCTCGGCTACGTCAAGCATTACCGCTGTCGGAACTGCGGCGGGCAGTTTTCGCACAAGTTGCCCCGTGGTCGAAACCGTCCTGTCCGCCGAACCAGTGAGGGCGTCGAGTCGGGTTTCGGGTCGTGGTCCGTCAAGCGAGAAAAGAGAGGTTCCAGGGTGCGCACTCCGATTGGGACGTGGGAGATTGTCGATAGCCCTGAGGATGCGGAACGGCTGTTGCAGAGCGTTGGCAAGGTGTACGAGGAGGGTTCGCCTGAGCACGACGCGATGGTGCAAGCCATTCTGGAGGACTACTGCGAGGACCGTGGGGTTTCGTTGGAGTAGCCATGCACGAGGCGATGCAGGTTGTCAGGCGGGAAGTAGGCGAGTGGCGCATCGAGTTCGACCCCAACCGGCGGACGCTGACGTTGCACGGGCCTGCCGAGCCTTACGACTATACGTTTTCGGTCGGGCGCGACGGGCCGGAGGGGTACGACAAGGACCAGTTTCCGGCCGAAGTGCAGGATGTCGTGTCCTCGGTGATGAAGGACTACGCGCTAAGACGGAAACGCAACGCGGCCAGCCGGTTGCGGTATAGCGTCCTGCGCTCCTACGGTCTGCGCCGCACGGGCAGCGGTTGGGAGTCGGCCGTCGTGGGCGATCCTCTCGTCGAGCGCGACGATGAGATTGTGCGGGCTTGCCGGTTGCGTCTGCTGGCGGTCGAGGGGCGATCATGGAAACAGCGGAACCCCCGTAGTTACCGGCGGACGCATATCCCGCGAACGGCGCATGAGTCGTTGGACGAAGCCGGGGGCGTGATTAGAGAACTGCGCGACTGGCAGAAGAAGCATCCCGGCGTGGCGATTCAGGGAACGCGCGCGGGGGGGTGGAAGGTGTATATCCCTGCCGGAAAGTCGGCGCTGCTGGTCGGTACGCTGCGCCCGGCTCAAACGGGCGGGTGGTCGGTGGCGTTAGGACTGAATGGCGACTACCTCGGCGCTGGGGCGGATGTGGACGCTGCTATTGCTGTGCTGTTGGGCGGGTTGCAGGGCAGCGATGCGGCGATGTTCCAAAAGGCACTGGACGCGACGGAGAAGTTCACCGTGCCGGAAGTGAAGTGGGGTGAGTCGCTGGACGAAGCCAAGTATCCCAACCCACCATTCAGGGAGTGGCGCATCGCGTCGCGCAGTCAGAACGCGGTGGTGATCGTCCATAACCGCGTAGGGAAGCGGATCAGCAGCGAAGAAGCGGAGCAACTGATCGCGTGGGCGAGAGAGAACAAGATTGCAGACCATGCTACGTTTAGGGATGGGAAGGTGAGTTTGTTGCGAACGGACTTGGAGCCGATTGCCAGTTTGGGGGAGTACGGCGCGGCGGGCTTGAAAGCCGAGAAGCGCGATGCCGTCAAGAAGGGCCGGGAAGACGCGCATGCGGATCGTGTAAGCAAGGAACAAGAGCGGGTGAATGGGAGCAAGGAGAACGCGTGGCTTGAAAAGGCGTTTCCTGAGATGCAGGTGAATGACTACACCCGCTGGGCGTTTGTGACATTCCTTGCGGGAGAGAACAAGTATCCGCCGCTGTTGAACGCGACCGCGATTGCCGGGATGAAGAGGCTGGGGGCGTTGAGCGACAGCGGGCAGGTGGATTGGGATAAGGTGAAGAGCGCGTATCATAACGGGACGGTTGGCGAGTCCACGGACCCGGCGATTCACGAGGCCAAGGCGCAGGACGGCATCATGGTCGCGCTCAAGGCCAAGCCCAAAGGCGAGTACCAACTGTCCGACCTGTCGCGGCACCCCGACCTGCGGGGCGTTCACTTCAAGAGCATCCAGTCGGGAGCCTCCGCCCTGAAGAAGAAGGGCAAGATCGACTACGACGGCATCAGCACGGTGAGCCTGAAGGAAGACGACGGGGACGACGACTACGACGGTGAGCCGTTGGACGAAGTATCCCCGCCCGGATTCAGCGGGACTGTCCGCGCGATGATCGACAAGCATGGCATGGACAAGTCCAAAGCCATGCGACTCGCGTGGGCCATGTATAAGCGAGGCGCGAAGCCGCGAAAGAAGCCGGAGAAGCAGACGAAGGGCATCCGCTACTACATCACCCCGGACGAGTACGAGAGGCGTCGCGCGGCCGCCGAGTCTGTTCTGGAGGACGCCGGGGTTCCTTCCGGCGCGGCCCTCTTGCTGGGCCTGGTCTATCATTACGACTGGCCCGAAGAGAGTGATTCCCCCTTCGCTACCCCGGTCGAAGAACTGGCCGACCGGCTTCCCGCCCGGCTGTTGACCGAGATGTCTCTGTCTCGGATTTACCGCCATCTTCAGGCGGGTAAAGGGCTGGCCTGTCTGACGGCGTACCGTTCGGAGAACGACAAGGCGACCAACCGCGCCCTGAACTACCAACTGGAGCAGGACGTGAAGCGGCTCGGTCTCGGCTATGTCAAGGTCATCGGTGGAAGTATCGAGGTCGTGGACGGGGAGGAGCGGCGCATCGACGGCGAGGAAAGCCTGTTCATCTTCAACGCGGGGGACAAACTGCCCGCGCTGGAGCGGCTGGCGTTTCAGAAGTACCGGCAGACTTCCATCCTCATCGGCTACACGGATGGGCGGGTGGTGCTGAAGGATGCTGACGGGAAGGAATCCGAACTCGGCAACGACTTGCTGACCAACAAGGAAAGCATCGGAATCTACTACTCCAAGTGGCGCAACCGCGTGTTCAGCGTCGGACGGGCTGCGAAGAGGGCGGCGCAGCAGGTGACGGGCCAGTCCCGTGCGCCTGCTGTGGGCGAGGGAATCTACTTGCTGTACGCCCCGCGAATGGTGCAGGAGCGCAGGGAGTGGCACGCTGCCCTGTGGCGAGCCGTGCATGAGGGCGACGACCCCGATCCCGACGAACTAGGCTCTGGCGACCCCGACTTCGACGGCGCAGGCTCCGATTTACGCAGCGTAAATCGCGTGCCCGATGGTGTGCTTGCCGACCCGTCCGTTTCGGTTCTACTGGCGGCTGCGGGGGAGTCGAAGTCGCCAATGACCGGCATCGAAACGGAGGACGGGCGGACGTACTGGTGGCCGAAGAACGTCCACGCGGTCGAGGATGTCGCGGCGGAAGTCGGCGTCGAGCCGAGGTTCATCCTGTCGCTCGTCCCTTATCGGAAGGACTACCGCATCGAAGTTCGGGAGCCTGGGCGGGGGAAGGACGACGTGGACCCCGAACAGAGTGCGTTCGTCCAGCAGATGATTCGGGATGGCGTAGCCGCGCCGCTGGGGGAGGCCGTGCTGGTGCTGGAGCCGGCCGTGCTCGGTCTGGTGGAGGTGTGCGACGCCCTTGAAGAGCGCGGGTCGGTGTCGAAGGGCACAGTCGTAACGCCGCCCGACAGTCTGGGCATCAAGCGGGCCGACATGCCGCAGATCAAGCGGGAGAAGTACCCGCTGTTCCTGGACTGGCTGAAGCAGCGGGGCATCGACTACCGCCTTGTCTCCGTTCCTGCCAAGAGTCTCAAGGCATCCCAGTCGGAAATCAGCCTGAAGAACGTGGCGACCATTACGGCGGCGACGGTCGGCGGTGCGGACGTGCTGGCGGCATACCCCATCACCATCTCGCGCGACAACTACGTCATGGACGGGCACCACCGCTGGTTCGCTGCCAAGGCGCTCAACCCCGACGTGGAGCAGCGGGCGTACCGCATCGACCTTCCGGCGCGCGAACTGCTCAAGGTGATGGATCAGTTCGGCCGCGAGGCGGGAATCTCGCGGAAGGACATCAGCATTGAGAGCGTGGACGAAGGCATCTTTGACCGGGCTGTGCTGAAGGCGGTTTTCGTGTGCGGGGCGGGCGGCTCCGGCAAGTCCTACCTGTCTGGAAAAGCGTTCGGCGGGATGGGATTCCGCGTCATCAACCCGGACGACGCCTTCGAGTTCCTCGCCCGTCAGAGGGGCTACGACCTGTCGCGGCCTGAAGTCATGGCTTCGCCGGAAGTGCAGGCGTTGCGGGACAGGGCGAAGGGGATGACCGCCGTGAGGCAGCGTCTCTACCTTGATTCGAGGATGGGCGTCCTCATCGACGGGACGGCGGCGAAGCCGGAGAAGGTGCTGAAACTTCGCAAGGAACTGGAGGAGTTGGGCTACGATACGGCGATGTTCTTCGTCAACGTGCCGCTCGCCCGCGCCCTGGAGCAGAACGCCAAACGGAATCGGCGGGTTCCTGTTGAGGTGATTACGGACGACTGGAACAGGGTCCAGCAGGCCATTCCCACCTACCGTTCCGTGTTCGGAGACAGGTTCTACGAGTTCAAGCCCGAAAAGACGTATAGCGACGAGGAAATGCGGCGGGAGGTCAGTCCGGCCCTGCACCGCATCGCCGTCAAACTTGCCGCTGGTCCGGTCGAGAACCCCGTCGGTCGCGCGTGGCTGGAAGGACAACTCGGACCCGACCCCGCATCTCGGCGGCTGCAACCTGCGGTGGGGTAGGGTACAATGCGCATGTTGTGGTGCGATCCAGTGTACGGGCGGTGGAAAAGGTGGTTTATGGACGAAGGTGCGCGTCAATCGTCGGGCGGAGTCGTACGGTTGCAGTCGTGGGTGACGATCCTGGTCGGTCTGGTAGCGATTGCGTCGTTCATCGGTCAGATGTTCGTCGGTCATTACCGCATCAATGCCGTGGAGACGGCGCAGACGGCGCAGGAGGCGAAGGCCACTCTGGTCGAGGGGCGCGTCGGCGAACTGGAGAAGTTCAACCGGGTTATGGAGGTGTTGCGAAACTCTTTCGAGTCTCTACAGCGGGCGGTGGAGAATCACATCGCCAACAGCGACCTGCATCAGACGCCTGAGCAGAAGAAGGCGATGACGGCGATGCAACTACAGCCCATCCTGCTGCAACTCAACACGCTGGAAGTGCAGATGCGGGAGCGGGATCGACAGGTTGACAAACTGCTGGCGATGGTGGAGACGCTGGTGCAGGAAACCCGAAGTTTGAGGGTGCAAGTCGAGTCGTTCAAGGTAGGTCGTGGCGTCGGGCCGCTCGCCCCGCCCGACCCGAAGTAACGTGCCTCATTGAGTGATGGCGGGTGGGCAAAGGAGAGAACGATGACCTACGTGATGCACGACGGATTGCTCTGGCGGTCCGAGGACAGCCAACGGTGGGAGCGGTACGCGGGCGACGGACGATGGGTTGACGGCGACGCGCCGCAACGTCTGGAGGTCGTGGATGAGGAAAAGGCGAACGCCTACCAACGCGATTTCGACCTAGTGCTTGACGGCGATTCCCTGATGACCGGATGATGCTCTCATACCCCCCTCCCGCTACCCCGCCGGGTGCTCGCATCCGGCGGGTCTTTTTTCGCAGCGTAAATCCGTGTTTACCCTTTACAACGGATAATGGCGGCGATAACATGTTGTCATGGTGGACACAAGTGTAGCGAATCGAGTCATGTCGGAAGTGCGCAGGTTGCAGGACGCGGGACTGTCCCCGTCGGTCCATCTGGTCTATACCGTCCAGTCCGGCGGGCTTCACGTCTTTGAGGTCATCATCAACTGTGGTGTGTACGCCTACTCCTGCACGACCGATACGCTGGGGTGGGTGTCGGGACTGTCGGCGTGGGTGGATTCGGTGGTGCGGCGGCGGGGGCGGCCGTGATGGCGGTTGTCGCCGCTGTGCCGTCGGCTTCGATTTTCTCTCATGTTTTCGGGTCTGGCCAGCCGATGAAGCGAACATGCGAAACACCCTGTTCATTGCGGCGCTCCTCCTGCTTTCCGCGTCGGCCCGCGCGGACGTTCTGAACGTCGTGATCGACGTGATCCACCACGTCGAATCCGGCGGGGCAACGCGCGGCGTGCCCGACGGCGACAACGGGCGGGCCATCGGCCCGTTTCAGATTCACAGGGCGTACTGGACCGACGCGCTCCGATTCGACCCGTCCATCGGGGGTCGGTACGAGGATTGCCGCGACTACGCCTACGCCCGTCGCGTCGTCGAGGCGTACCTGCGGGGGTACGGGGCGAGGTGGGTCAGGACTCGCAACGTGCAGGCCCTATGTCGGATTCACAATGGGGGGCCGAACGGGTGGCGTCGGGCCGCCACACTCCCCTACTGGCGGAAGTGCCGGCAGGTGATGGCGGGGAGGGTTCCATGAACTCGCTGGATTGTTCGGCTAACGACGTGGTTCAGGTGGTCTGGAAGGGCCGGTGCATCGCGGCCTTCCGCGTTTCCGGCTCCGCTACGGTCCAGTGGTTCTCGCCGTCCGACGCCGCTGAGTTCAGGAAAATCGGATTGGCGCGTCTGGACGACGCCGTGGACCTGGAAATCCCGGCCGGGAGGCTGACTCACCGCTGGCGGGCGGTCCGCCGCAGGAGGATGGCGATGGCCGTGCTGAGCGGCAGGTCCGTCACCGACATCGCAATCGACTACGGGGTTTCCGAGCAGACAGTGCGGCTCGCCTGTCGGGAAAACGGCGTTACGCTGGCCCCCAACCGGAGGTCTCTCCGGTTATAATGCGGCCCGATGCTCTCGTCGCACCTCGATACCCCCATCGTTTCCGAGCGCGCTTCCGATCCTGCGATTGCGGAGGAGGCGCGGAAGGTTTCCGACGACCTGGTGCGATACTTCGCTACGGTTCGTCCGAGGCTCAAGGCCGACGGCAGCGGTAAGGTTTGTCTGTCGAAGTTTGTCTTTCAAGGTAAGGAACTACCCGCTGTCGGGTGTACGGATTTGCATAAGATCGTCTCCCGCGTTCCGCCGGGAGACCTGGAGTGGTTGATGTCCCTGGTCATCCTGCCGGGAGTAGGGGGGTATTTCGCTCCGCTGCGGGGTTCATTCTCCCGGCATCGGATTGTCCTTTTCACTCCGCCTTCGTTAGCCGGATTTCTCCCTCCGTCCCCGACGCTGGACGACATTTCTGATTTCCTGCCGCGTCTCATTCGACAGGTGCGGCTGTCCTTCTATCACGAGTACGTTCACTATCTCGACTACAATCGGATTCACGGAGCGTTCCATCCGTCTGTCATGGCCCGCTACCACACGTCAGGGAGGGCGTATGTTTCGTCGGGCGTTGAACTCAATGCCTACTTCCACCAGCACGCGGAGAACCTTCGGAGAAACGCCCCGGCCTCGGCGCGCAAGAGTCGCGCTGTGTTCGTTCGGTGGGCCTTGGATTTCCTGAGGAACAATCCTGGTTCAGCGTGGTACCTCCGCGCGCTGGCGGCCACACAGAACTATCGTCGGTTCGTCAACAGGCTGAGCACCTACTACGACGACGTGATCGCGCCGGCGCGGGTCGGAAGGAAGGGTCATGCCTGAGCCGACGAACGAACGTTACGGCGGGAGCGCGAAGTCGAGGAGCGTCTGGTATCACGGCACGTCCCCCCGCAACCTGCGGTCCATCATGTCGCAGGGGTTGATTCCAGACCCGAAACATCGGAACTGGGGCGACGACGAGGGGATGTCGGTGTTGCGCGCGACCCGGCAAAGCCTGCCGGGAATCTACCTGACCCGGAATCTGACGACCGCGACATCCGCGCCGCGGCGAAGCGGGGATGAGGGCGTCGTGGTGGTCGCCGTCGAACTCACGACCCGCGCTGCGCTGCCCGACGAGGATTCCCTGCGGTACTCGTTGGAACTGGACGCTCCGGCGGGGGAGAACTCTTACGTCATCTACCAGCAGTATTTCCTCTACCGCGCCGGACTTCCCGCATGGGAGGAGGTGCTGGACGGCGCGGTGGCGAGGCGCAGGGATA